AACCGTTATGTGTAATAATTTTTTACCCACCCACAATTAAGATTTTCTTAAACCATACTTCATTAAAATAGAGTTTGTCGGATTACCCCAAGCCCATCTTGGTATTCTATCATAGAACATACCTAAAAATAAATCTTTATTTGATTGTCTATTAGGTTCTTCCTGTTTTTCAAACTCGGTAGCCAATTCAATAGCAATATTTCTGATTTCTTTATTATCGTAATGTAAATCAGATAATAGACCATCTTTTCTAGCCCTATTCAGTAATTGAAGGTGTATTTCTGTTTTTGGTTTGGGAAAATCACCAAATCCAAATTCACTTTCATTAACATCCTCATTCACAAACTGTTTCCAGTTCTTTACTCTATCTATTTGTTCTCTTATTTCTTTACTCATAGTTTTATCTTTATATATAAATATTCAGAAATTAAATTTTAGTCCAAATCCCACCCACAAAATTACTACACATAACAAGGTGTATAAGAAAGTTTGCTATCAACAGTAGTGGTAATTTGAAAGTACATTTAAGCAAACCTTCTCATACACCCAACCGTTATATGCAATGCTACATTTGTGCTTCGATTAAACCGTTTGGTGTTATTATTCTATTCATCCAATGTTCATCTGTTTGAACATGTCCTTTTCTTACCCATTTTACAACAGATTTCTGAAAATCTTCTAACATAAATTCACTTGTTAATCTAATAACAAATCCTTATTGTTTATCAGTATTTACTTTAAAGTTTTTGATTAACTCAAAATCAAATACACCACGATACAAAACATTCACAGTTGTTAAGTCAAGTAAATTACAATATTCAATTGTTTCATCCCAAGATAAACATTTTTCTTTATCCCAAACTGAAAATACCATAAAATAACTTGGTAAATTATTGTATATTAATGAATGTTGAGCATATAAATTTTCACCACATATCCTAAAATCAACAGGTATGTTATGTTTTATATTACCCCAAATTCCTTTTACAAAATTTCTTGATGGATGATTATTGCTATCCAATGAACGAGCATAATAATACTCATTCATCATTGTTGTATTTTCACCGTCCATTTTTTCAGTAATAACAATCTCTTTACCTTCAAAATTGGATAAATCAAATTGCGTTTTATCGTCAAAGCCTTTGCCTTCCGACCATTCTAAATGATATGTTCTCGGATATTTAATTTTCATATTATTCGTTTTAAACCGTACTACTGCTAACATCGTGTATAAAACATAATGGTTTCAGTGGTACATTCAGCGTTTGCATTTCTATTATAGTTCATTTGTTATTGAAAGTTTAGTGATTCTAATCCATTACGTTCCATACACCCAGCCGTTAGCAAACATAAAATTATTTAGATAAGTCATTCTCATCAAATAACTTCTTTAATTTGTCTGCAACTTGTTTTATAAAAAATTGTTTACCAATTATACTACCCATTGGTGTTCCATCATCCAACCAACCTTCTGCTTCAATTTGGTCATCAAACGCATCCTCAACAATTTTTAAAATATCATCTTGTTTCATAATTTTACGATTTGCTAACAACAAACATAAGCCATTTTATAGTGCTTCTAATTTGCTGTTATGGTTAATATTAAAGTTCATTATTTTAATTTAATTTCGTGTTAAACGTCTCATGTTTGCGACCGTTATAAACAATTTTTAATCCCAAGACGAACCATTATTTTGTTTCTTACCACATTTATCACAATATCTATATGAATAGTGTATTCCACCACATATTGTTTCACCCCATTTATGAAAACAAAATAATTTACGAAAAAAACTGTTTATAACATCAAATATATTCAATTTTTTCATATTTTTCACTTTTAGTTATTTACAGATACAAAGATACTACTTTTTATTGAAATTAAAAAATAAAACTGAATATATTTGCAACCGTTATACACAATACTACATTTGTGTTTCAAATTAAGTTCTGTGTTAAAAAAATAATACATACTTATAACAAATGATAAACAACATTAAAACGATTGTTTATCATCGGACGTTATGCACAATTATAACGAGCCTTTCGTTTTCCAATTTGATGGTGATTGATTTATACCACTAATAAAATCTTCTGGTGAACCACCATCTGTTCCAGTCGGGTCTGTAAATCTTATTCCACCACTTGATACTATAATATCTGAAACCCACATTTCATCATTGTCTTTAATTTCATTCACATTAAAGTTTTGTGGGTGAAATACACCAGATAATGTAATCACTTCAGTTCCATTTTCTAATTTAGCTTTTCTAACTAAATATTTTCCTCTTAAAATTCTTTCCATAAATAACTGTGCCTAACAAAGTGTATAAGCAATAGCCGTTAGGTATTTTAAACTATTGCAGTGTTAATATTAAATTTCATACTTCCAATCAAGTTAAGTGTTCGGCTACTGCTTATACACTCGTCCGTTATGCTCCATGCCTTAGTTCAGTTCTTCGATTTAACATTTGTGATGAAAAAAGAATTATAATAATGTATAACCTGTTTTTAAATACCAAAACCCACCGTCTTGTGGCGTAATAGGTGGTATATAATTTTCTGGTGGACCGTTTCTTTTAGCCAACCCTTTTTCAACTAATTTTTCCCACATATTAAACCCATCATATCCCCCTGTGTTTTTATTGTAAAGAAAAACAAAATCTGAATTAAAATCACCAAAATCATCAAAGTTTGTTTTTAACCAATTATTAAAATCTTGATAAAAAGTTTTCATAATTGAATTACCCTTATATTTTGGATAGATTTCAACTTTTTGTATTTGTAATGATACTTTTTTAGTTTTTTTATCTTCATAAAAAAAGGCAACAAATTTACCAACTTTTTCGTCATTTTTTAAAATGTCAATAATAAATTGGTTTGCGCCATCATTTAGGTTGCGACTATTAAATTTTAAAGTAAAATCATTAAATGTTGCAACAGTTTCTACTTTTTTAATAAACTTATATATGTTTTTTCCGAGAATTATTTTTTTTAATCCATCTATTGCTTTACCTAAAAAACCACTATCTTTTGTATTGTCGGTTGTTGTTATTTCTTCATTCACAAACTGCTTAAAGTTTTTAACCTTATCAATCATTTTACGTATATCTTCACTCATAGTTTTATTTATATATAAATATTCAGATTTAAAATTTCCACCCTAAAATTCTTTTTGTTTTTTATTTCGTGTTTCAAATCACCATTATCGGTTAATAAGTCGGCACGAGAGCATAACATGGTGTATAAGAAAGTTTGTTATCAACAGTTGTGGTAACTTGAAAATTTTATCTAAGCAAACCTTCTTATACACCCAAACGTTAGCAACAATACTACTCTACTGCTACGATTTTAACTGTTTTGTTCTTCCAACCAGCATAGGGTCTTCGATTACATGGAAATAAATCAATCATCAAACATTCAAACCTATCTGCGTCATCAAGAAATAAAACATCACTATCTTTAAAATTTTCTACTTTATCAATAGGTATTAATGCTAATCTTCTTGTTGGTCTTCTCCAATTATGTTCAAAGAAATTATTAACGATAAACTTTACTTCCTTACCAACATACTCTTTTTTAACTCTAAATGGTTTTTTACCGAATTTTAAAGTTAATATATTTCCAATTTCAATTTTGTTTAAATCATTATATGTGTTGTACATAAATGGTTCACATCGAGTTTCAATTTTTATTTTTCTCATAATAATCCGTGACTAAATGCAATTGCTCATCATCATTTAACATCCAATCGATATTTTCGTATGGGTTCATATTCTTGTTTTTAAAATTAGCACATATTCTCAATTTCATCTTGAAATAAGAAAATTTGTTCTTGATACCACAAAACATTATCGTAGTTCTGTTGTTCATTGTTGATAAAGTTTTTTACAAACTCTTCAACTCGTTCTTTCTGTCCACCATCTCTAAAACCAAAAACATCTTTATGCCAAAAGTTCATATAACAATAAGAATATCCTATCTCTGATAACATTAACTGCCTAAGTTCTTTTGTTGTTTTTGGTAAGTGTTCATATGTTTTTGGGTCATCTAAATCAACCTCAAAATCTCCAAGTGGTCTGCAAACAAATTTTCTCATTTTATTATACTTTAATTTTAACAAATCCAAATTTTAACCATCTTTGAATAAAATCAGTTGAATAAACCTGGTTATTAGTCACTATGGTTCCATGAATAGGTTTATTGTTAGCTTTCTTTATGACCTCTAACCTATCTTTAAAGACCAAAAACATTCCCTTTCTTAATTTCATATCAATTTTTTCAATAGATTAACAAAATTATTCATATCTTCCTCAGAACAACCACTAATGGTATCATGAATCGAATGACAAATTCTCCAGGTATGTGGAAAATCAATTGTTAACTCATTTTCTGGTAATAAACCTAAGCACACACTAACAATACCATTGCTTCTTAATATCACTGAGTCATTAAATGGTGTCATCTTAAAATAAACTTCATCATCAAATGAGTTATTCAAATAATCAATCAAATCAATAAATGGGTGGGTTTGCATATACGGTAATTTACCATCACAAAAAATCTTATTTCCAAAACCAGTTAACTCAAAATTTAATACAACCACATTAGAACCAAATATCCCAGACTTTATATCATCACTTAATCTTGCGGCTCCATTTCCACCAAATTCTTCATTGTCAGTAAAATAAAATACTATATTCTTATTCAACGTGTTTCTATCGATTGAACTAGCCAAAGCCAATAAATTACAAATACTAGCACTATTATCTTGAGCATTCTGAGAATCCAAATTTACAACATCATGGTGTGCTAAAAATATAATAGTATCACGATGGTCAATAATATCAAACCTACCCCATACATTCCTTAAATTACCACCCAAATAATAATGATTGAAATCACTAAATCTAGGTTCTAACCCTATTTCAGTTAACTTGTTAGTTATAAAATCTAACCTGGGTGTTTGATAGAAGTTTCTTGGTGATGCATTGTTCACCATTGGTTTAATCAAAACCAATTCACTTAATAACTCATAAGGGTTCATCATAATGGTAATGTGAGTGTGTTAGATATTATCTCATAATCTTCACTTAAACCAGAATCTAGTTTTAAAATACAAGAACACAAAATTGATAAGTGAATGAACTCATGGTATTCTTGCTTCTTGCTTACCTTATCTAAAAACTTAAATCCATTGCCATTATCAAACACAGATAATAATTTAATTGAACGATAATGCTCAGACCAACCTGAACTATCAGTTGTCCATAATTCCCATAAACTACCATCCGATGTTTTAGTTTGGATAACCTCGTAAGGTACCGATTTATCTGTTTTGTTTAAAACACTAAATTTTGTTGTCATAGTACTTCAATTATTTTTATTTTAGTTGGTAAATACCATATACCATTTATCTTAACTTGCTTAATACACCCTAGCGAATTGAAGAAACATGGTGGGTTGAATTCAAACATAATATCATCAAAAACACCCAACTGAGTTTGGTTTTCATCCCCTATAGTAAATATCACTGTATCTCCAATTTGCATGTTTGATTGTTTAGTCTACAAATATACTAATTATTTTCCATTTAAACAAAAAAAAAACACATAAGATAATTCCTATGTGTTTTTTTATATATAAGTTAAACTTAATTACTTAAGCAACTTCACCTCAACTCTACGATTCTTGAATCTACCATCACCAGAGTTATTATCCCCAATCGGTTCTGATTCACCACGACCATCAACCAATTGGAAACGATTTGAAGGGATTCCTCTATTGGTTAGATAAGTTTCCACAGCATTGGCACGACTCTTAGATAATACCAAGTTTGAAGCATCATCACCTTGACCATCAGTATGACCAACAATCTCAATCTTTGAATCCTCAGCTTGCATTAACAAGTTATAAATGGTTTGCAAATCTTTATTGGATACATCACTAATATCTGAACTGCCAGTTGAGAAGTTGATATGCCAAGCAGCACTAGCCATTACATTTGTTTTAGTACCCTCATAAGATGATTTAGTTGCAGTACCAGCATCAATATCGTTGATACTCTTCAAGAAATACATGTTAACTGCATCATCATAAGGGATAACACCACTCTTAAATGTTTCGTTAAAGCCCATGATATTTAATTGAGTAAGATAATTACCAGTTTGTTCGTAAACGGTCTTATAACGATTAACACCATCACTTAAACCATAGTATTGGAATGCATCAGCATAATTCATAACCTTAGTTCCACCTAATGTGTAAGGTCCACTAGAATTTGACCCATCAACACCTTGGAACATATTGAACCAATAATCACCATTTTCAATATTATAAGTCTTAGCAACACACTCAGCAGCATGTTTTCTCCAATCTTCATACAATTTAAACTGATTAGCACCAATATAAGTTGCTTTCAATAAATTGATAAGATACTTTTCATTCTTCATTGCCCACTCTTTAATCACAATAAGAGTTGTTGCCATTTGATTGTTGAAGTCTTTGGTTGAAGTTACAGTAGTTACATCTGATAAAGCATCGAAAACTAACTTATCACCAGGAGTCCAAGTACAACACCCATCAACTGGTCTTTTTACTAACTTACCAGTCAATTTACCATCAACAACCTCTTTTAATTCAACTGTGAAACCACTTTTTCGTGACTTGATTAATTCTTTAGCTGAATTAATATAATCATCATTTTCAGAAGCTATAAAATTTACAGCATTTGCATCATATGTAGTTGGGTCTGGATTTACCAACAAACCATTTGCAAAACAAAAGTTTAACCCTAACATATGGTCACCATCACCATATACCGCTGAAATAACCTTACCAATCATTGAAGATGGGTTGGAAATCCATTCTTTTGGACCAATAAGTTTATCTTCACCAATAGACATACCATAACAACCAACTACTTGAACATGATATTTATCGGGACCGAATTTTTCATCTATAGCTGATTGTGTTGATGCTAAATAAAACGCACCACCATCACCCATGATACTAATACCAAATGCAGTGTTTTCTGATTGTGGAAAACTGTTACCCTTATCAAATTCACTCAAAAAACTAAGTTGCATATTTCTAATATCAGAAAGCATATCTTTTCTAACAATAGAAAGATTAACCCCATTTTGTTCCATCAATGACCCACTTGTAGTCTTTGGACCACCATTCGCTACAATCATACCTGAATTTCCATTCCAAGCATATTCAGCGATTCTACCCAATTGGTTGCTAGATACCTTAGTACTAACCTCTTTGGATGGCAACGGAAGCTTTGCGGCATTGGTTGAATTGTCAATGTTGTCTTTGTTTAACTCCATTACTGCAAGAGTCTTAGACATTGATGCCCCTAATCCTGGAGCGAAGTAATAAATTCCAACCATTACTAAGATGATTGCTAGACCTAATAAAACAGCTTCAAAGCCAGTTTTAAATTTTGTTTTTAGGATTTTTCCCATTTTTTATGTGTTTTTAAAATTAATGATACAAAGATAGTAATAATTTTTCATATTACAAAATATATTACAAAAAAAAAAATGATTAGCTTGTGACTAATCATAGTTTTTTTTTTTCAAATTGGAGTTTTTAAAAGACAGTTGCTCTAACCAACTGAGCTACGACACGTTACCATGCCGATGGGATTCGAACCCATGACCCACTGTTTGGCTAGTATTTAATATGCTGTTACCAATTTTATCAGTTCTACATTTTTTTGTGGAATTGAACCACTAGTTTTCAATATAAGTGAAAAGTTTATCCATTAGGAGTTTGCTGTAGTAGAACTTATCAATTCTCGTTAGGGACTCGAACCCTTATACCCACCACCTGGCTTCGTTTTTGTTTCAGAAAAAAATTTATTAATTTGCTGTGTGAGAATTTGTCAAGTTACGTTTGTTTTCAAATAAAAGTTGATTTTTGTTTTGAGTTGCTGTTTGTAACTTTATTTTCAGATTAGCGTTTTTAAACGTGTTCAAATTAAGAGTTTGATGTTCTGTAATTTTGCTGTATCTAATCTTATTTCAGGTAAGTCCGATATTCCACACCAAGTGCCTCGGTTATAGGGCTTCGGGAAACGAACCCGAATCGTCTTTGTTTACATTAAAGTTGATTTGTTTTTACTTTGCTGTTTCTTACCTTATTTTCAGGGGCTATTTTTTTAATCCGTACTACCATTATACTAACTCCCAGTGTTTATTTTTTGTTGGGAGCCAAGGAATCGAACCTCAACCTGATGCTGATAATGCAATTTTTAAATATGCTGTTAAGCCCCTTATTAAAAACGAAATCGCTGGATTGTTACTTTCTACAATGTGTTCCCATTTATACACTATGGGTATTAGCCTCTCTAGTGAACGATTTCGTTTTTTTACATTTCAATCTTATTCATCATTTCTTGATTCATTGCTGCCTCAAATAATTCCTTAGCGTTCTTAGGTTCAGAAGACTTACCTTCAACAACCTCAGTTCCTGTTAAGAAAGCAATCACAGACCCATCGTACCCACTGAAATAATATACATTATCCACATCACCATATGTTTCAAATTTCTTTCCAGTAGTAGAACCATATGCACGACTTTGTAAGTTCCACAACACAATCTTGAATTTAGAAACATATTCTTCGCTAAACCCAGCATTTCTTAATGTAGACAACGCTGTTTGTACGTTTGTCTTACCCAATTCTGATGGATTGAATTCAGCATCTGAAATACATAATATACCAGTTGGGAATTCTGATTCAGAAACACCTGACTGTTTAATGTTAACAAACAATCTAATAACTGATTGGAAATCTGTACTTCCAACAAATCCTGACCTATCGTTAGTCCATTTTTCGTGAGGTGTTGAACCTTTCCAAGTATGCATCTTAGCTGATGAGTTGAACTCAATCCAAGAGTTAGCAAAGTGCCCATTAGGCAACATGTAGCTGAAGAACAAAGCCAAAGCCTTAGCAATATCAAAACAAGATTGTGATGTACCAGTCGCTGAACTACCCATAGAACCAGATGTGTCTCTTACAACAATCATGGATGTATTTGTAGTTGCATTTTTCATTGCAGTTTCAACCAACCCCATGAATTGAGCATTAAGGGTATCAATTTGATACTTCTTGCTAGGCATCTTGGTAAACAACTCATGTGGATAACCAGTGAACTTAGCTGTTGGCTTAGATGCAATCCAAGCTTCGTATTTAGCTTCAAGTCCGTTGTTAGCCAAATATTTACCTGATACCAGCAAAGATAACGCTCTACCATGAATTGTATCGAAATTCACCAATTTATGGTTTCCTTGTGAAATCAATTGTTGCCATTGGTGGGCAGTACCATTGCTTTTCAACTTACGGTATTTAACATACCCAGTCAACGCACTTGTTTCTTTCTTACCGAATAACAATGAGCAAATCCATTTTGAAATGATATTATCTGCTTGTGATTCAATTGTAGTACACTTTTTAGATGCTTTGATTTGAGGCAAGTACTTCTTAACCAATTCTGACGTATTTGGGTTCTCCAAGCCAGCTAAAATCAATTTACCGAACTTTTCCCAGTCCAATACTCTATTTGCCCAACCATTGTATTGCAAGTCATAAGATAACATAACAAAGATGTCTTTCCATGAACCTAAGCTAACAAACAGTCCGATGTTTTTCCAGAAAGTATTTGGATGATTGATGTGTAACCAAATCATACGCATGATACCTTCATGCTTAAGACCACCACCTCTTTGAGTAGTTTCTGTCTTGGTACCATCCATCAAAGATACTGTACGTGTAATCATTCTTAAATAGAATGCAAACGCAACAGTCATTTGTTTATCTTGTGCCCAAAGAGTACTCATATCTTTTGCGATATCAGCATATGTTCTTGGTGACTTATATGAACCAATTACACCAAATTGGTCAACAAAATCATTTCCAGTTGTTGAATATTTCAACGCACCGTTTCCAGATAATGTCTTTGCAGATTCTTTTTTACCAGCATTCAAAAACCCATTGGTTGATGATACGGTTGTTGAACCTACATTTGAAGTGATTAATGATTTTTGTTTTGTATTGAACATCGTTTTAATTTTTAAAAGTTAATTATCTTATTGCTTGATGATAAAGGAAAGTTTCACCCAACCTAAATCATTAATTACTGTATGGCACCACACCATCATAAACTGTCATCTTCGAACTAGGTTTGGTAACCCACAATGAATAAGCATATCAAGCTTAATTAGTTTTGATTGCTAACCCACCCGCTAAGATAGTTAGCCACACACCAGACTTTACTGGTACTATTATGATTTCATTGTTGTTCAAATAAGAACAGTAATTTGTTGGGAGGGTCTGAATTGAACAGACGACACATGGGTTTTCATGACTATCGCTAGTCTACCACTGCTCTACCACTGAGCTACCTCCCAATATTTAATTTAATTCTATGTTATGAAATTCTAAAGCATAAAAATTAAGACCACAAGCTAACTCATATATCTCATCAAATGACTCCGTTCCTAACACCTGATTTAACATTTGTAATAATGTGTTTGCAATAAATTGTAAAAATATTTTCTTCATGTTAAATTATATGCAAACTTACTACTTATTTTCCTAACTCAAACAGATTATTTAAAAATATTTTTTAACCGCTTGATTTTCAATGTATTTTTTTTTGTGTTAACCTTCGTAATTATATACGTAATGAATATCATCAATAATTTTATCAATTGCTTCATTTAACCTCATAACTTTGAATTTATCGTAATAGATGAATGGTAGTTTCAATTTCTTAGTATTCTTAAGAATCTTATCGTTGAATTCCTCATTTAATTCATCACATTTAAGATTTAGCAACCCATTATCAAAAGAGATGTAATCTTTTATGATATCATTACCTAATGTATCAACGATAACATAAGCTTCTGATACTTTTTTCATGTTAGTTATTTTTTATTATTAGATGATATTAGTAAAGCTAATACTAATATCACGCAAATGATTAATAATTTCATACTTCAGCTAATTTACAAGTGCGAATATCCACCACTGAACCATCATCCATAACAAACGCTGGCTTTCCTGAATTTGGGTTGATGGTCAAGTCAACAACCTTTCCAATCTTAAAACCAGACTTGAATGGCTTACCAGAATGTTTAGTAACAAAGTGTCCCAAGAATTCTTCACTGTTGATAATATCAAATGAGTTTTTCATAACTTGATTTTTAAAATTACCCACAAATATAAGTTAAATTATTGAATCTACCAAATTTATTTTAATTTAATCCTGGATAACCGTTGCTTAAGCCTTTTTTCGGGTATAACACTATCACCAATAGCATGTTCATAGATATTATCGATTTTAACCTTGATTTCAGACGCTAAAAACATCAAATCAATGGTTGTTACCATTGTGATAACATCCTTCTTCCCATCACGCTTATATAAGCAATATAAGCATTCATCTGGTGATGTAACATATGTTTTCTTGATATTAAGCTTAACAAATGATTGAAGCTTATATTTTGGAACCACAATCCAATACTTAAAGGTTTCAAATATAAAGCAATCCGCATCACCATATAACCAACCATGTCTACCATTTACATTCTTTATTTCAATATAATGAAATGATTCATTGGGTTCATTATCTGAACGATTGACCCTCTTAAGACCCTTTACATCGTATTTTATTTCATTTGATTTAAAATCCCAATGTTGGGTCTTATCCGTATCAGCTAAGCTAAATATTGGATTATCAAACAACTTAGATACACTTAATTCCTTCTCTTTTCCCTCACTTAAAAAACTCATTCAACAAATATACTAAATTTCTGGTGGAGCGTGTCGGAATCGAACCGAAAAATACTTCATTGCAAGTGAAGATTGCTAGCCATCGCATCAGCCCCATATTTTAATCATATTTTTTTAACTAACTTAAAAACCTAATTTATTATACATTTTAACCCATTTCCTAATAGAATTATCACTGACCCCATATTTTCTACCAGTGGCTGAATAACCTAAAACTTCAATATCTTTTATTAATTCTTCATATGATGGTCTTTCAATTTTTCTTTGAGATAAAAAATTATTTTTTTGTTTATATGTTATTCCATTAAGTTCTTTTCTTTCACTATTTAATTTAGTTGAAACTCTAATTTGTTTTGATTTTTGAATTATTATGCCACAATTACCAATTGTTTTGGATGTACCAATGAAATCTAACAATTCTTTTATTACCAAATCACAATTTTGTAAAACTTGTTTTGCTTCAATTCTATATATGCGCCAATTATTTTTTCTTAATACTTCATTTTTTTCATTGTCTTTAATTATTCTAGATTCAAGTTTATGTTGTGAACCATCAATTTCAACAGCTACTTTCTCATTTTCAAAAGCAAAATCAATAAAATATGGAAAAACAGACCGTTCTCTTATGATTAAAAAATTATTATTTATATTATTTCTAACTAAACCATCCTCAAATAACTTCTCAGGATAACTCATATTTGATAACCTCCAAGCTGTTTTTTCTGGATTTTCTAACATATATTTTAAACGCTTTTGTTTAAGTGTTTCTTTAACACATCTTATATCACCACAAGTACTATGAAAAACTAACCCATCTTTATGGTTTACATTTTTACCACAAATACATTTTGGTATTTTAAGATTTTCAAACCGTATCATGTAATCGATTAACTTACAATTATGATTATAGCTACAATGCCTAGCTAAACCGATATTACCTTTAACGTTTTCATTACAAATTTTACAAACCATATTTATTGTTTTATTATAAATATGTAATAAAACAATAAACGAACACTTATTTTTCGAATAAGGTTGACGTGCTAAATTTATTTCAAAGAACTACTAGTACCCCACATGGGAATCAAACCCACTCTATCATTTCTGAATTTTCCTTGAAAGGGAAATCGCTCACTCCTTTGCATTATGGGGCAAATTTGGCGGTCTATCTCGAATTCGAATCGAGCTGTTTGTACTGCGTGACAGGCAGACGGACACTCCCAGCATCCCCATAGACCATATTTTGTGCGATGAGAGGGACTTGAACCCCCAACGCCAGCTTCTTCGGAGCTGCGCTCTACCAATTGAGCTACCAACGCATATAAACAAAAAAAGTCCTGATTTTTGGTCAGGACTCTTTATCAATTTTATTAAGTTAACGAATTAACTTTTGACAATAGTTGACCATCCGAAGATATAATCATCTTCAGCCGCAAAAAACGCACGTTCAAATATGTTGTTAACTGTTCTCATTTCTTTTTGTTTAATAAATATATGCAAAGATACATATTATTTTCGATATGACAACACATATCTCATATTTATTTTATATAGTATTGATTATCAACTGATTATTTTTAATATATGATATGAAATATCGTATATATTACTAATATATGTTGTATATACGATATAATTTGTTGGGTATGCGATAAGAAATTACGCATATAAGTAAGTTATGTGCAAGGCTACTTTCTCGTAAAAACGACATTTTGTAACCAAACATCAAAAGAGCTTTCTTGTAATATTTTTTCCTTAGTTTCTTTAGGATGAACAAGTATTCCATAATTCATCATGTTCTCTAAATCCATATTTATTCTACCTCTGTGAAAGGCTTCTCGTAAAACTACCTTTGGAAAAAATATCATCAATAATCTTGTCTTAAACTTCATTTCGTTTTCAAATTAAATTCAGTGCTGATAAACCGCCCAGCACATAACAGCGGTTTGGCAAAAGCTGCCAGAAACATTGTGCGAACTTTGAACTTTCCGTTAGGCAGCCTTCGCCAAGCCGCAAAACGTTATAACCAATACTACTTTTCTGTTTCAATTAACTTATCGGTATAAAATGTTTTAAAACTATATCTAAAGGAACTAAACGACAATTATAGTCTAATCCGTCTTCTGTTTCTGATTCTATAACAATCACTTGCTTATCATTATCATTTAATTCATTTTTAGCTACCCTTTTATCTAAAGAATATTCAACACCCTCAATAAATGGTGGTATAGTTTTAATACATTTTATTTTGGTTATCCACATATAATATTTTTTATAATTCGTACTGGTTATAACAAATGATAAACAACATTAAAACGATTGTTTATCATCGGACGTTAGCTGCCATTAACTGACAACCTCCCATTCTTGAAAATCTGACGGAACAAACGACCAAAACATAGGATAAATTTGACTGCTTTTCAAGTCTGTTTTTACAAAAAAATCACCCATTACCCATCCTTGCAAATACACAGGCTTATTTTTTATACCATACATAGGCAGACTTGAAGAAGTATAAATATGTTTTGGTAGTTTAACCTTTATGCCTTGCAGATTGGTATCTTTTGGTAGGTCCTTGATTTTAACGGCAGCTAACACAGTATTGCCGACAATAGCGGGTTCTGTGGTATGTTCAACTTTTGTTTTTCTATTTGACATTTGTTCTTAATTTTAAGTTTTGTAATTCTAATTCCGCTACTGCGGCAATACTCGGCACGTTATGTGGCATTAAAAACATACCCAGAATAAAACTTTATCACCATGATTAAACCCACAGTTTAATAAATACTCATTTATAATTGGTGTATGTTCATTGTGCCCAACCCATTCTAAATTTGCCCTATCATTTCCTTTGCTTCTTTCATTTAGTTGGTATTGTTGTTCTTTGTAAACTGGGTGTTTTCTATCACCATTTGAAATTTCTTCACAAAGGTCTAATAAATCAATAACCTCCCACCTTTTTATAAAGTTTAAATCACTCATAACAATTAACGCCACATAACAACGTGTATAAAACATTGCCTTTGTGGTCTTTTTTTAAAGTTTATACTAAATAATTAATTTTATTCATTCTATTAAGTTCTGTGTTGGCAACGTTTCATACACGCAGCCGTTATGTTCAATGTTGTTTTTAATTTTGAGTTGTTTTATTTTCACCATCACTAATTTTCACCACACCGTAATAGGAAGAATTTACCACCTTGTTTTTGTAAATGTGTGCATTCTTCAAATATTTTGGTTTAATAAAGAAATGTTTTATCTTCAAAAGTAAATTCTTCCATTTATTTTCATACCATACAGTTTCACCATTTATTGATGTTTTTACTATTTTGGTTATGTAAGGTGCTAAAATATAACCTTTACCTAAATCTTCTTTATTTATTTTCGGATAATTCTCCATTTTACTCAGTTATTTTATTTATAAATTCATTTAACTTTTCTTCCATCAAAGAAATTCCTTCATCCATATTACTACAAATAACCATTGTTTTAAAATTTGGTAGTTCTGGGAACATTGTCCACTGATTAATGGAATTTCTTTTTAAAGAACCAATCACTAAGTTTCCACAAACGAATTCATAAAAACTCTTTTTGTTGGTTTTATCTCTTAATTCAATATTTTTCGTTTTCATAACATTTTTTTTATATGGTAAAATTAAAAACAACACAAAACATAACAAGGTGTATAAGAAAGTTTTTTACAAAGGTAAGTATAAATTTCGAGATATCCAAATAAAAAACCTTCTCATACACCCAACCGTTATGTGTAATAAAATAAAAATTATGATTATCCTATATCACATTTGGTTATTAATCCTTTATCAATCTCCAAGTTTATTCTATCAAATCGTAAATCCATTGTGATTGCATAATTATTAGAATCTTCTCTTGTTATTCTAACCTTATAATCATTTTCTTTACATAATTCTGTTCCTGATTCTTTATTCATTCCGATTAAAGATTCTAATAATTCATTACTTCCGTTTCTATTTCTTCCCATAAATTTAAATTTGTATAATTTTTATTTTACATACACATAACAAATGATAAACAACATTAAAACGATTGTTTATCATCGGAACGTTAGGTAACATTCAAGTTACCTCGTACCACTAATTTTATCTCTTCGTACTCTTTATTTTCTTTAGCGTATTCAGTTTCAGTAATTTCATCTAAAGCAAGTGAACATAAGTCACAAACTTTGGAAATACAATAATATGTGGTGCTACCAATTTTAAATCTTCTTCGTGTATCCAACCCATCACGTTTTAAATTATTCTCATTTTTCCAAAGTTGGAAATCATAGGTGTCTAATGAAATTACTGCAATGGAACGTTGCCTAACACCAGATATATTTAAGTGCTTAGTTTCGTACTCTTGAACTATCCGTTTTGCTTTTAAATAATCTTTTTCTGTTATCATAATTTTTCGTTTTTAAATCGCACCTAAATATATCTGCGAACCGTTATAAGTAATATTACTTTAATTTAAAATTAGGGTGAATCTGTCTGAAAAATCCAAGGTAAACTCAGCCTCAAAATCAATTGGTTGGTGACATTCACTTATTCTTCTATCCCATTCTTTAGTTTCTTTTAATTCAGTAATTTCATTTGATAAATTTTCAAGAATATTAGATACATTATTACAAATACATGTAATTGATAGATTTTCTTTTATTTCTCTGAATATTCTAAATATAATTGGAAAAGCGTAGGATTCTATCTCAAGATGATAATTCTCATCTAATAAATGAATCATGGTCATTTCAGAAGCCAAAGCTATATTTCTTTCATTTTCAGTGTCATTTCCGAAAATATGTCGCCATTTTTTAATTAATTCATTTGAATGTTTCATATATTTAATGAAATTTAATCTTAAGTCCCATACTTTGCATCGCTAATAAAGCTTCAACATTACCTTTACAGTCATTTACTGGATGATGGTCGTGCTTTGTTTTCCTAAGCTTTCTTTTCCATTCGTAATTCAATGAAGCATCCATTTTCATACCACAATACAAATCACCTATTCTTCTACCAGAAAAACCAAATGGATTTTCACCTAAATAAGTTTGAAAGTAATAATTTATAAATTGCCAATCAAATGCAACATTATCACTAATAAAAACTGGTCTACCATTTGATACTGACTCTAACCATTCATTAAATGATTTCATCACCTTAAATGGTTCATCAAACGATTCGTGTTGTTCTCTACTAAACCCAGATACTGCTAATGCATTAGGTACCCATTCATGTGAAATGGGTTTAATCTGACCATAAAAAGTTTTACTTAATGTTGGTTCAACCAACACAGCACCAAAACAAACCATAGAATATTTCCCAGGTATCTCACCATCGGCTTCAACATCAACTACTATATAACTCATAATTTATATTTTTACACAAAGTTACTAATTATTCTCATCAATCTCATCACGAATATTCTTAAGTTGATTAATTAATCTATCCAACTCTTGTAAGTTAGATAACCTTAATATTATATTATCGTTGATATGTAATAGTAGACAATCATCAAACTTATCTCCATATTTATCACACATATTAACACTAAACCCTACATTTACCATTATTCACTTGTATTTTTAAATTTCAGCATATAATTGAATTCCCCACTTGCCATCTTGGTAAAGTCTTTCTGTTTTGATTTCTTGAATTATATTTTCCATGTTAAAGTAGTGTTGTATATTCTCTTTCATCACCAATAAAAAATAGATGTTGATATTTTCCGTTATTATGAATAATAATATCACATAATGCCCAGGTTGATAATCCGTTGTTATAACCTAACCTTAGTTTTGTTTTGGTTCCAACTTGTGCCGACCCATTTTTTCTTGATGGTGAGTGTGCGTGTGCTGTAATAATCTTGGTTCCCAATTTGGTGTATTGTGTTGGTGAGCCTTTGCTACCATTTACACCATCCATACCATGAACTCCCAATTCAATATCTTTAATCTTATATGATTGGTTTCTATTTAAGCATTTAACCTTAGGGTACTTCTCGTTAATCAAATAAGCTATAAGACCATTAGGTGCCTTGTCTTCCAATAAAATCTTAGCGTATTCCATATACTCCAAAGCATTCTTAACATTCCTCTTTGGGTCACCATTGATAATAAACCTATTTAAGAAATCGTCATGATTTGAGAATACAACTGTTAAATTTAAATGTGATAAGCTATCAACCCAATTTAACATTTCATTTATTTCTTTCTTCAATGAGTTTGAATTCGAAACCTCATTTTGATATTGCTTAATAAAATTATTTGCTTCATGTGGGTTTATTGAATACCCGTCAAATAGGTCATGAAGTATAATCTCTTTGGGATTAAATGTGGGTATTATTTCCTCTACTGAGCGTTGCATTGACTTGACATCATGGTTACCATAGTGAACATCACCCATTACATAAGCTGCAATATCATTTATTTGTGTTACAACACCATCACTAACTGAATTATTTAAATCACAAAATGAACCATCATTCATTGCGGTTGCTTGTCTAACAAAAAACAACTCATCATCCTTTATTTCAACGATAGCGCAAGCTAAAACATGATGGAATGAAGCCACCTTACCTATTTTACTATCTGTGTAGTTTTTAACAGTACAAGTACCAGTTGTCAAAATAATCTTAGGCTTCTCAGCATTCAACACTGGAAGTGTTTTCATATGAACTCTAGGATGTCCACCAATGGCCGACATATTGTTTGTAAGAGCTTCTAATGATGAAAGTGGGTCTGAAGCTGTTGGTTGAATCTTAACATCACTTAAAATCGATATATTATTATTAAGATTATGTCTATTCAGTGTAAGATATGGAATTACTTCTGGAACCCATACTTCATCCGTTTCATTATTTTTATTCCACATTGATGTTGGATTTCTATAACGATATGGAATAACCAATAATTCAGCGTCTAAGTATTCAGCATAAGCTTTAAGGTTATTAAAAAACTTTGCATGTACTTTGGTTGCATTTTGTGCTGATGTAATAATAAATCTCTTTTTGGACTTATCATGCTTTTTCTTCTTTGCAGTAACCAGTAGTTCTGGTTCGATATCAACTCTTTCTTTTAGTCCTAATTTGTTTGCGGTCCATTTTCTAATGGTTCTTTCAGAAACCCCGAAATGCTCACCTAATTTGGCTGCTCTTTTTTCCCAAGGGCCACTGTTGATGTCTTTGTAAGTTGCGATAATATGTAATTTATCTTCATCACTTAAATCTTTAAATTTCATTAAATAAATTTAAAATCATGTTATGTTTTGATATACCTATTAGGTTATCATGAGTACAAATGTACTAATTTATTTTGATATAGTACATATTATATCTTATTTGTGCTGTATCTTTTATTTTTAATTTCATCATATGATAATCCATTCATTTCAGCTAGGATAGCTAAGCCAATCAACTTATATAAGCTAAACACAGTAGTGTTTTTAGAAAACAAATAATTGGCATCGGTAGAGTGAGTATAAATGGAATCTGATACAATTATTTCGCTTATACTTTTCTTATTTAGTTTATTAAAAACATCCCCAGAAAAAACAGCGTGACTACCAATAACGATAACTGATGATGCCCCCATTTCCATCATTAAATCAGAAGCTAATCCTATTGTACCACCAGTATCAATAATATCGTCAATAATAATAACCCGTTTATCTTTGACATCACCAATAAGTGTCATCTTATCTATTTGATTTGGGCCACTTCTTTCCTTATCAACTGTAACGTAAGATAAATTAATATCATGATATTTGGATAAATAATCTCTCATTTGTTTAACCCTCTTTGAACCACCAGCGTCTGGTGTTGCAAGGATTGTATTAATATTATCATGCTTGATTAACTTGGCTATATAATCACCAAATAAATTCTTCCCTTCAATATGGGTGATTGGAATATCGACAAACCCCTCCAATTGTTGAGCATGTAAGTCGAATAATATCATGTCTGTTGCACCCAAATTTTCAATTATCTTAAGGATTACCTTGGAACCAATTGGACCTCGTTTATCATCCTTCTTATCTTGCCTAGAAAATGGCATATAAGGCATTACAACAATAATCTTTTCGGCATTTGCTCTAACACAAGCATCAATTGAAAAATACAACCTATGTAGCTTCTCAGAATCATTTGGGGTGGTCAATAAGAATACTCTTTTGCCTCTAACTGATGAGGTAAAGTCAACACTAAATTCTTTGTCTGAATAATGTGGTGATTTCATTTCACCAAATTGTAAATTTGCGAATTCATTGGTTCGTAAATAATTTAATATTGAGTCAACAAACCCATCTTTTTTGTTTCTATTTTCTAAGTCGAAAATGATTGATTCCATGATTATTTATTTAAAAATTTTAGTGTAACAAATATAGTGAATTTAAATCATTTTACCAAATATTTTGATATATCAGTGTATAAAGCTAACTGTTTTAACCCAGAACTTGATATGTGTTGAAACTCAGGTTCACAAAATATCGATATCAGTTGAATATTCGGTAAGAAATCTCTTAGGTATTGATATTGAGTGATTTCATATTGTAAATCAGTTGTGTTTCTTAATCCACGAATGATTGTTACATTATCATCCGCTTCAAAATAATCTGTGATGAATTCAGTTAGTAACCCATTATATTCAGCATATGTATAATCACGTTTTATTAACGCTGGAATTTCATATGTTGGTGAATCTTTTTGTGGGTTCTTACCTCTGGCGATAACAACCTTATCGAATATCCTTGAAGCTTTTTTGATTACATCATAATGACCGATATGCATTGGTGAAAATGAGCCAGGGTATACACCAATCTTAAGATTTCCACTCATAGTCATGAAATCTTTTATAGAAGCTACCGACCTTGAATTGCTGAAACTGGATACATATTTCTAATGCTTTAGGTAGTTCTTTAAAAAGCTTATCAAACCTTTCAACTTCTTCATCAGTATATGTTATTAGTTCAAAATCATTATCTGATTTAGTTCTTGTTGCATTTAATATTAAATCCATTCCATCATATAATGAATTTTCACCAAATGAAATCCTGGATACATCCAAGTCATCCGTTGATACAATCAAATATTCATCAGTTGTAAATCTAAGGTGCTTAAGTAAATTAAGGTGTTCCTGTGTTAGTTCAAATCTCTCTATCCCCATTCTTTTTATTTTTATATTTGATTAGTTTCATAAACGTATCTTGGTCCTTCCACATCAATTTCTCCAACACAACCTTATTAAGCCATGCGTTATCCTCATCAATTTTATCTAAAATCTTAGTGTTATTCTCCTTTAAGATTACACCAATAACATCAGAGATTGATATTTCATTCTTTAGGATTTCAATTACAATCTTAACCAGTTCCTGATGTGATAATAGAATGGCCTCATCTTTTGATTTGAGTAAATAATTTTTAAAACGTTTCTCATCATTAAAAACATTTACATTTGGTATATGAGCCATTTAACAACTAATTGGATGATTTTCGTTATCTATATCCTTGTAAAGCGCATAAGAAACCTTTGGATTGTAATCCAATACTACAACATCTTCACCAGCTAATTCTTTTTCTATGATATTTCTAATAATATTAGGGTCTCCCACAGCAAGTCCACTTCCTAGTTTCGGTAGTCCAAATCTTTTGCCTGAGAACATTTCTTTAGCGATTCTCAAGGCTGAAGTCAAGGCTTTGTAATCCAAGTCAACTCTACCGACAGCTTGACCACCATAAGTGTATTGCCCATAAGCATTAACAATGGTTGGTGTTGTGTTTTTGGTGTATGTGATACCACCTAACTTAAGTCTATCACCAGTTTTGGTTTCCAAGTCAACTTGGTAGGCTTCTGGGTATTTTTCTTTGATGGATTTTGCTATACCACTACCCATTCTACAAAAACAATTTGCACAATGAATTATCACATCAAAATTATTTGCATCACGTAGCAAATCACCAACACCATATTTTATTGTTGTTTTCATTTTACAAATATACTATTTATTTTTCATTTGTTCGTTACGAATACGTTCTCTTACACGCATTATTGCAATACCAAGCCAGTTTGTTCCTTGCCATTTACTTTTATCAAGAACATATGGGTTTGTTTCATGTAAACCAATACCCCATATTTTATCTTCTGGACTAGCTTCCACAATTTCTCTATCACCAGAAGCAAGTAATTCTTCTTTCATCTTGGGGTTTTGTGTGAATTTAGCATAGTTACCATCAGTAACAATATCTATACAATATTTTTCCCACTTTTCTTTATTAAACCCTATGACTGTTTTACCAATAGCTTTTTGTGTTGCTGGTTCTTCCTCCAACATTATTTCTCGGTAAGCATCAAAATCATTGAACATAAGAGCTTTTTTAGCCATCATGTATTGTTCCGTGCAATTATATTCAACCCCATCGATTATAAAAAATGAGGGACACCATTGGGACATCGTACCGCCCCAGAAAAAAACATAGTTATCTGTTATCATTATTCTATTGTATATTCAGTTATTTTTGTTATTGGTTTTGGTGATACAACACAACCTTTTATAATCAATACACCATCACCCCAATAGTTCGTATCATTTTCTTTTGGTAATTTATCAAAAACTTCACGACCAGCCCCATAATACCCATCATTTATGCGTATTAAAAGTTCTTCTTTATTTATGGCTTCAACATTTGTGTCACCATCTGAATTTGTTATTACAAAGTAAGTTTCCATATTAGTTGTTTTCATTAGTAGTTATTTAAATCTTTACTGGGTGCGTACTTCTTAAGTAGATTACGTCTTTCAGTTATAATTGCTTGTGATGCTGGATAATTATGATTTGTGTCACTATATAAATTCAGTGGCATATTATCCATCTGTTCTCTAATACGTGCCCTAATGGTAGGGAAATCATCATCCTGAGCAATACCAAATGGCTTATTTATACGCAAACCATTAAAGTATTCAACCAAGGCATTTGGGCCAACTTCATAATCAAAAATAATTGTTCTTTTTGATTCTAAGGCTTCTGGTGTTCTGAGTAGTTTAAAAGGACCACATAAGGTTGTCTTGCCAAGTGTTTCTGAAAACTTAACAACACCTTGATGGTCATAACCCATAGCATTCAATGCATATTTGGCTGAAATCATATCTCTACTCAATCCATTTCTTAACCCACCACCTGAACCAAACAACCCCCAAGCATAAAATGCAAAGTCTTCAGCAATCAATGCATCCATAATTTCAAGCATAACATCAAATGTCATTCCATCACCTTCAATAAATCTAAGTGATGTTGGAAACTTCCAAGTCTTTCCATCAATTTTTTGATATGATACTAACCCAGCTTTTACTGCTTCTCTAACAATAAACATAACTTCTTCCAATGGGTTTCCAGAATCTGGTCTAGCTACAACTATCTTTCCATTGGCTTCTTTTATTGAACGTAGGGCTAATGGAATTAAATGTTTAATTACAGCATTCTTGGAATCGTAACAATCATCAACCATTGATAGTATTGAATCATCTGGCGATTCGTTATAAAGTGTTTCATAACAATCACCTTCAAACTCATATGATTGAACGTTACGGTGAGCTAAGGCGTAAACGGATGCTGCGACAAATGTTTCACCAGCATTTTTCCATGCTTGATATGCACCTGATGTTGTATCAGTATTTGGGAAAGTATATAAATGAACCATTCCAAGTTCTTCGGATTCTTGTTCGGTCATACCAGCCCTATCCCCAAAATCGGTAAGAATCAACGAAGCTGATAAATTTAAATCTTCATCACTTATATTTGGGTTAACTAGTTTTATTTTTTCCTTTACCTTTTTATAAAAATGTTCATTCTGAGTAACCCTAGCTGAAGTTGACCAAACTTGCAATAGTTTTGATTCGAACCAAGCGGATAATTCACCCTTATGTTTTGATTGAGACCAGATTTGTAGGGCTGGTTCATTTGGATAAACAACACTTCCTTCTGGAAGTCCTTCAATAAGAATTGGTGGTCTACCATTAAAATGGTCTACAACATCTCTCCACATTTGTTCATCAAACTCATACCTGGCTAACCCTTTGTTTGTTGCTCTAAAATTAGCTAAGAACCTTTTGGTTTCATCAATTTCCTCATGTGTAATTGGGTCATAGAATAACCTTTCTAATATTCGTTGAATACCAGTAAAAATAATTCTATGGTCATCAGCATCATATAACTTAGGGTTTACTGAATGTAGTATACGTCTAAATGTAACGTAATAAACTGATTTATCTTTGGCTAATGTACTTTGAAATTGACCACTACCTATTGTATAGGCATCAACCAACAATCGTGGTGTCTTAAAAATTTTTCTTTTGGGTAATATTACTTCTGACATGTTTATGTTTTTTTTACAAATATACTAAAATTTTGGGACAATAATTTCTGGACCTACTTTTTCTACTTCATCCATATAAAAACCATTTGATGAGGAATCACCAATCCCACCTGGAAGAAAACATTCTTGACCTACTTCATAAGAAGAAAATGAATCTGGCCCCATATACCAACAAGGTATTGGGGTTTTATATCCTTCAAGTAAAACCCAATACCATCCACTTTTAGTTGGTGGTTGTTGTTTATCTAAAGACAAACTAACTAAGATTGATACGGCTGCTTCATGTGAAGCAAAACTACCATTCTCATGTCTAATTTCAAATGGTGATTCACATTCAACAGTCCAACCATTTTTTTTTAATAATTTAATGTCAATTTTCATAGTTTTTATTTATTGCTTCGGAAATAATTCTCTTCGATAATCTTCTTGTTGGAGAAATTCTTGAATTGAATACATGCCAGGTGTTTCGTTAACCATAATTTCGAATCTAGTTAATATCAAAGTTAACTCACTAAATGTTAGTGGTCTAGTTAATTTGTTTTCATAACTAACAGCAATTTTTTTCGATATTTCATCTAATTTATTCATCTTTTTCATTATCAAAATTTAAATTTGGTGTTAATTTGTTTTGAATTTGTGGTGGTTCATTTGGTTCTTGTTTTTTAGGTTGCTTAAGCATAAATGGTTTGTTCTCAGCAATCCATTTATAATAACTTGGGTCTTTTTCTTTTACCCAATCTATCTCTTTCCCAGCATATTTTCCACTCTTAAAAACTACACCCATATATTAAAGAATTTTACACTCAGTAGAATATTTATCCAACTATTTTCGAAAACACATAATTTAAGTATTTGATTTATTGGTTATTATGATGATGAAATACATATAGTAGTTACAGGTAATACTACTTCCCACTAATAGCAGATAGGTTATCCGAATAAGAATATTGTATATCATCTTTTTCGACAACATCTTTCATTAATTGACCTAAGTCTTCACCCTTGGCTGAAAAGTATAAAAAAGCAGTTGAAAGCATACCGACAAAACTTTCTTTACTTAGCCAAATTGTTGCTTGTGTATTCCTTCCACTTGACTGTGGGTTTTCCACTACTGCAACCAAACTACCATCTTCAATTTGACTAATACTAATCAATCTGTGGTCTTTATATTCTGCTTGAACAAAATCTACTATTTCTAATTCTCTTTGCTCAGTAGTTCCGTAACCCACTGTTATTTTACCTCTTGACATATTTTCATTTTTAAAATTTCTTATCGTATCATTATAAATTCACTTAGTGAAAAATCAATTGGGTCAATAAACATTATTGATATTGAATTTTTCAATGCGAAATCAATTTCACTAAGAACACCTATAGACTTGTCCCAACCATCCAATCTAACAATGTACATCATGTCTGATTTCTTAAGTAATGTTAAACAAAATAATTCCCAATAAGTGAAATCATCATTTATCAACCAATGTTTATCAATTAACATACAACCATAAGCTATTGGTGATATGGCGCAAAACCCATTCTTAATCAAATGAGAACAAACTTTCTCATTGATTTGTTTTCTGTATTCCTTAATAGATTCATCATCATGTGTGAATGGTGATGCAACATATATTATACTACCACTGTCTAGTAACATCTTTAAAGAGATTTAAATTTTGTGTAATCCAACCGTATATATAACCTTGCATATCAGGTGGCAACATAAACCCACCCATGTAGACAACATCTCTTACAATGGTAAATTCAGCTCCTTTTTTGAATTGCAAATTATATTTCAATTCAACATCATTTTTTAATTCTAGTACTTGGCTAACAATCATATTAATTTTTCAACAAATATACTACTTTTTATTTTCTATTTGAACCAATAAGGAATCTATCTTAGATTTATTAACTAAACATTGTTTAGCTAAGCTAATCACTATATTCTTAATCTCTGGTTTTTCATCTAATCTTAATATAACTTGTGCCAAATTATAAATGGGAGTTAATTGATTTCTTAGTTGAGCCTCTGGGGTTTCCTCTTGTCTTTTATCATCAACCAAATGAAACTCAACCCCACCGCAATGAATACATGCGTGAAGTTCCAATTCAATTTCTGGAATAGAATCAGTGAAATTTGCAAAATCACATTCGTTACAAACCCAATTTTTGTTCATATGCTTAAGAATTTCTCATTACTGAAGTTATATCTTTTACCAATTCCAAGTGTTGGTCACCATAAGGTTGCCAAGCTAACCCAAGTGTTTTCAAATCATATGATTTAACTATGGTACTATATGTTGTAACACCTTCTGGATGTCCTATCACATGGATTGAGTCAGCTAACTCAACTGCTAAGTGTAAATCGTGAGTTGAAAAGATAATTGTATTCATTTCATGTGCGGCCTGGTATTTTTTGATTGCTTCCTTCAATTTCTCAATGGAAATAACATCTAATGATGCCGCTGGTTCATCAAATATCATAAAATGCTTATTTGATAAGATATTTTCTAGAATAGCCAAACGTTGCCTTTGTCCACCACTAAGGTCACATGAAAATTTATCTTTATGCTCCAATAACCCCCATTCAGATAAATAACCATCTATAATGGTCTTTTTTTCTTGTTTTGAAGCATTATTACCCCTTAAGGCATACTCACACATAGAATAAACTGATTTGTGTCTAAAAAGCGTGTATTTTTGACTCACTAGACCAATATCACCAACATCAATTGGCTTAGCCACGTCATTATCGGTAATATTCAAATCTTTTATCAATATTGAACCTTGTGTTGGCTTAAGCAAACCAGTTAGTCCTTTGAATAGGGTTGATTTGCCTCTACCTGACCTACCCAATATTGCTATAATTTGACCAGTTGCTTCGAAATCATTTCTAACCACATTTCTTTCTGTGAAAGAAATTGATTTAAGGATGGGATTGTCTTTAGAGTAACCCAAATCAACATTTTGTAACTCTAAGAGTGTATTTGTTAAGCTGTACATAATTAAAATTTTGAATAAGGAAATGATAATTTTCTTATTTGGGTTAATAACCAATCCAAAACAACACCTATGATAATAATTATGATTTGTACGGCAATTACTCTACCGTTGCTTCCAATTCTATCACCATTTTTTATCAAAAACCCAAGACCACCAGCTGAAATCAAAATTGATTCAACCGTGACAATTGACATCCAAACAATTGCTAAATTTTGTCTTAAGCACTCAATAACATAATCTAATCTACCTACAATAATAACTTCATAAAGAGTCTCCCATTTGGTACAACCTTGTGTTCTAGCATGTTCAAATTCATCATCTGGAATATCTTTTATCATAGCTAATAATGATGTTATCAAAAAAGATGTCATAAATGCAACCAAGACCCATATCTGAATCATTCTAGCGTCAGTCACGAACATTGTTATGTAAAATGTTATTCCAGTAAGTGGTAAATACCTTAGCTTTGAAATAATGATTGATAGTGGTTTTAATTCACTTATTGGTGACGAATACACTATCAGTAAAGAAATAATTAAAGATATAGCTATTGCTGAAAAACATAAAGTTAATGAGGATAGAATATGAACCACCAACCCATCACGCCATAAATCACCAAAACCAGTAAAAACCTGGTTGATGCTTGGAAACATGTGGGTTGTGTTAAAAAGTGAATGTGACCCCCACAATAATAATAAAATAAAAACCCATCCACCTAATATGAGTTGGTTTTGACTCTGGGTTAGTTTTGAAAAAGGTTTGAACATGAATTTTAATTATTTTTGAATCACAAAGATATGTAATAATTTACAATAAACCAAATTTAATTTACTAAATGTTGTATATGCGATATAAATTGTTGAATATACGATATAAAGTTGCGTCAATAAGTAAGTTATATACAATGCTACATTATCGCTTCGTATTAAGTTTCGTGGTTATATTCTTTTTGTTTTATTTTTTTTACCTAACACACTTTTTAAATTTTAGTTTCTTTATCAAGAAATTTTACATCATATTTTTTTGATAGTTTATTAAACAGTGGTTTTAATTTTAGAAATCCAGTTTCACTATATGATGATGTTTCAAATTGATAATCATTTTCAGAGAACCATCTAAAAATATAATCACTTAATTTAGAAGCATAACCCATATTTTCAAAATTATTTAATATTGATAAGTATGATAACCAATATGTATTTTCAATATATGGTGATTTTCTTATATGTGCGAGTCCCACCATCTTATCATCAATGTATAATACGAAAAAATATACATTATCAATACCGCTAAAATCAGAACTATTATCAAAGTATTTAAAACTATTAATTTCTTTTATTTTTTCATTATAAAATCTCAAAAATTCTCTACCCGTATAATGATTAATTTTATAATCTGTATTCTGTTCATTCAAATATTCACGTATAGTTGTCTTTATAAATTTTCTTAATTTCATAATAATAAATAGTTGTTATTCTATATATAAATATTCAAATTTTAAATTCCCACCCACAAAAATAAAACAAAAAGATTTCGTTCTTCGTAAGTAGTTTAGTGGTAAATTTCCGCACTGCATATAACAGCGTATATAAGAAATGGTACATAAACATTTGTGTTAAATTCCAATATTCTACAAGTGCCACTTCTCATATACGCAAACCGTTAGGCGAAAGTGCTACGTTCCTCGTTCTACCCATCGTTCCAATTCTTCGAGTGTTAAATTTCCAAATGTTGTTATTTGGCTTTCTGTATATGGTTCATCCCAATACTCAATCAACTTACCTTCTTTTGTTGTAAAAGATTGCCATATCTTAAATTCTCTTTGTGTCCAATTTTTTACTTTATCTGCCGTTTCAGTTCTGATGCTTAATCCTATTCTGTGGTCAGAAAAGCCAAAATAATGCTTTCCGTTTAACACTCTATGTAAGTGCCAATAACCAAATAGCGATACTAAATTAACCGCACCTTCGCCTAACAGCACATTGCCAAAAGTGGGGTTTTCGTTTTTCAAATCAACATTTTCCATATTATCAAATTTTGTATTTCAATTAAAGTTTAGTGGTTCAATGCCCCACCTTCGGCAATCTGCAAAACGTTATAAGTAATAAAACAAAAATTATGATTTATTTAATTCTCTATCTATAACTTTACCAAAATGTTCCCAATAAAATTCAGCACTATCTTGTTGTCTTAACAATCTATCATCATCAATGAGTTTGAAAAGTTGTCCAAAATCTGCTTTACATTCTAATGTTTTATTGTCTTTTTTTACCAATAAAGTATCTCCATTCTTTTCAAATGAACATTTTGGTAAAAGTTTTCTGAGAATTTCTAATCCTCGTTCATCAAATTCATTTTTCATATTGTATAATTTTTGTTTTACATACTTATAACAAAGTGTAAAAAACATTAAAACGATTTTTTACACCCAACCGTTATAACCAATACTACATTTGCGTTTCAAATTTATCTGGATATGCAGTTTTTATAATATTGTAAACAAACTCATTTGCTATCATTTCACCATAAGGAGAACAAGCAATATCTTCTGCAAAATCATTGTAACTTAAAAATGTTTTTACACCCATAATTTCAATATCAACCCCAATTTTTCCAGCTTTAGCATCTTCTGTTGGTTCTAATCTATACATTTCGGTACTAATTAACTTTACATCAGTTCCACAAAAACATTTTTTCATCACCTCAATTGCTCCATAAACTATTGGTGAAATTTCTTTATTTGTTTCCATATTTTTATTTGTTTTTCAATTTAAGTTTTTTATTAAATAAACCGTACTGGTTATAACAAGGTGTATAAGAAAGTTTGCTATAAAGTTTAGTAGTAATTTGAAAGTTCATCTAAGCAAACCTTCTCATACACCCAACCGTTATGTGTAATTTATACTTGACCTCCAGTAATCATAAAATAATTATCAACAATCTTCTTACCACCTTCTATATCAGTATTGAATCTATGACCAACCAATTCATATGTTTTATCAGTTAGTTCCATATGACAATCGCAGTTGAAGTGTTGGTGGTTCATATCCCACGCTTTAGGTACTACCTTTAATGTTCTCATAATTATTTTATGAATATCCAGCATTTCACTTTGTTCCATATTTCAATTTAATTTTAAGTTTGATAAACCACACATAACAAATGATAAACAACATTAAAACGATTGTTTATCATCAGACGTTATAACCAATACTACTTTAGTTCTTCGATTTTAGTTTCGTTTGGAAACTTTTTAAAATCATATCGAACACTATATAATATGTCCTCAAACCAATCATCTTTGTTTGAACCATTAACTATTTTATCTTTCCAAGATTTTATTTCATATAAATAAATTACATCTGGATTAACTCGTTCAATTTCTTTAAACCATAACTTCATACCACCATCGCCTTCTCTATACATTGAAGTTTTGACACACCATTTTTCATTAGGATATTGTACTTCTTCTGGTTTAGTATTTTCATCTTGTAGTGGTCGTTTCACTAATTTAATTTCCATAATTTAAAAAGTTTTATTTTGTTTTAAATTTAAGTTCCTACTAATTTTACCGTACTGGTTATAACAGTAAATATATTGCATTAAAACGACAATATATTTGCAAACGTTATAACCAATTGTTAATCAAACTCTGGTTCATTATATATACCTCCATAATATTCTGTTCCACATTTATCAGAACAAAAAATTTCATCATAATCACCGCTTTCAATCATTATCCAAGTTTCAAATTCTTCACCGCATTTAACGCAAGAATTTTTTGTTCTTTCACGTAAACAACTGGTTATAACATCAGATATACGCAATTCTTTTTCTGCGTTGTCTGATACATTTTCTTCGTTTTTTAGTTTTTCCATATCTATTAAGTTTGTGTTAGAACTGCGTATATCTGAGAACCGTTATGTGTCATTTTAGACGAGCATACCATTTCAATCTATCATCATTACCAATTTCAACCAATTCAAACTTAACATTACAATTTTCTAATATTTTCCAAGGGTGAAAATTAAAACTCAAAGGGTCTATTGGTAATTCACCATTTCTATTACCAGTTAAATTTGAATTATCACACTTTACAACCCAATAAGGTTCAATGTTGAAATTGGTTGATTTAATTAAAGTTCCTGTTTCCATATTAATTTGAATTAAAAACGACACATAACAAGGTGTATATGTAATGTGAGGTTCAGTGGTTTATCAAAGTTTATCATTCTAATCATCATTTGTGGTTAAGCCAAGTGTAGTGTTTCAAATCTCACACTACATATAGACCCAACCGTTAGCTGCAAGTGCTAAAAGCATCATACAACTTTTTGGCTTTATCTCCACAAATACCAACTACTTTTTCAGCTGCTTCTTGTGCTGACAATCCTTCGCCCAAAAACTTAGTATCAAATCCAAGTTCATAGCAATGAAAAACCCAAGAAGGTTTATAATCACGGTGTCCACAAGTAATTGTTATTCTACATTCACCAACATTTGTACTAAAACCAGTTGGTATTTTTCTTTAGAATCTCTACTATATGAAGTGGTATCTTTCCAAACCACACCAGCAGCTAACAGTACCTTTGCAAAGGTAAGGCAGCTTTCTTGTAATTTTGATAGTTCTCGTTCCATTTGATTTTAATTTATTGTGCGAATTTTATGGCACCTTTTAAGGTTTTATATTCTTTTTCAGTTTTACCACCCCAATCTCTAACCCTCCAAAGTGTGTCATCTTTTTCACAATCACCATAACTGATTCTTTTACCCGTATCTATAGCTTCAAGCCATAAACCTTCATTATAAAGCATATCACCAATTTCATCTTCATGTTTAGTTGAAATCATTTCTATCATTTCTGATGTTAAAGTCTTACCTTTATGTAGTGAAAGCCATTTTTTAAAATCTTGCTTCATTTTACCTAATTTTAAATTCCCCACAAATATACAACAATAATTTTTAATAACCTAATTTTTAAACAAAAAAAAATGGGTGAACATATGTTCACCCATCCTGGAATCCTACCTCGTAAAATTAAATACTAGATTGTTGAGTTGTAAACCTTCAACGCTCTGTTAAAAGCACGATAAGTTTCACGGTTGATGTTACGTTTAGAGTAATTATCTTCTAAACGTTGCTTGATGTCAGAAACGAAGTTACGACTCTTGTTATGTTGTCTTGATGCTTCAGATAACGAAATACGTTCCTTAGTTGCTGTTTCGATTACTCTAATTCCAGTTTCAACACTAGACTGAGATTTTGGGTTTGTAGATGCTGTTCTCATAATTTTTTTATACAAACTTACTAACAATATTTGTAACATTATCACAAAATATGTTAAAATATTATGCTGTGCCCTTTATGAAATTATGGAATTTATTGATTATAGCGTCTAATGACTTGGCTGTATTATATGCCCTATGTGTGTTAGTGACATATGTTATGTCACCATTTTTATTTTTAGATTTCCACACAGCTGATTGTTCTTTGCCATTAACACCATTATGCCAAACAGCTTTCTTTTTAAAAACAATATCACGTTCTTCGTCAGTTAATGGAATCTCATTGTCTTTTAATTTCTCAATTTCAGATTTACCTTCAAATATCATATTAAATATATCACTTATTTTCATTTTAATTGGTTTAGTATTTTATTCTTATTGATATGCTTGATTAAGACATCCCCATGACATGAATTAGGCTTACAAACACAACCTAATCTTTTCCCTTCCAATTCATGCAAACAAGACATCAAATATGGATTACCCAATAAATATTCTTCATACTTGATTATAGCTTCCTCTCTTGAATCAACAATAAATTTAGCATTTGTAACTCCAGATTTAATATGAGTGAATGGGTTACCCCATTTGGATGGTCTACATATCAACACATCATATGGTTCATGTTTTATGTTTACAACAGTTGTCAATTAATTGGGGTTATGTCTAATGAACTAATATTTGAATCCGTACCACCCTTGGCGAATTTAACCTTATAATACTTTCCATCCCCATTTATTTTTTTTAACATAGAGTCTTTCCAGTATTTAACAAATGCATCACTCATCTTATCGGTTATTTTAAAGTCTGAATTATTCTTAACCCACTCTATATGTTGTGGTGATATATCTCTGATATCAATAATAACCCCTTTGGTTCCCTTGTTTATTGAAACCCTAACATCCCGTTGAGGTTCGCTTGAATCAGCTGAATAATGATTTGTTGGTGTTAAAATATCATTATTTAATATTACCTTAGAACCAACCATCAACCCACTAGCTTCTGAATCATCTTTCAAATAAATATTGTTAGTATCAAAAACACATATCTGATTTCCATCTAATAATCTACCAGTAACTGAACGACCAGTAAATAAAACAGCATCATATTTCGCTTTTAAGCTATCTGTTAAATTAATTGTAGCTTGTATTCTACCAGGTTCACCTGATTTAGCTAATTCTAGGTCATAACCATTATCAACCCACCATTGCATCATCTTTTTGGGTGATGCAAAATTAATGGTTTCCAATCGTGGAACATTCAAATAAAACTCTTTTAAATTTTTTGTTGTATCACCATTAAATTTTTTAGCTATAGCTTTTACTGTTGTAAAATATATTCCATAACCTAAATGATGTATTGGTGGTGGTGGACCCATTGGATAATATGGGTTTGGTGGGTAACCATGCTTAACAGAACCACTTCTGGGTGAATCGATGAATATCTTGAAACCATCGGATTGAATCAGATTATGTCTATCGGAATCTGTACCATGATAGACTGGACCAAATAAGTTATCTTGTTTTGCTGTATGTGTTGATACCTTATTAAGTGTCTCATTAAATAAAGCCTCATGTAAAAATTGTTTGATTAATTCACTCATACTAATAAATATGAGTTACTTAATCAATCCTTGACTTTTTAATAAGTCTTCAACTGTATACCAATCCACATATGGTCTTTCATTATCTGTATGAATCAACGGACACCCTAATGCAGCATCATCAATATAAAGGCTACAATAACATTTAGGACTTGTTGTCCAGGTATGTTGTGTTGGGTTTGTTTGAACCCCATAAAGAGGTATTTCATTATCTTTAAACCAATTAACGGCATCACTCAAATAATCACCACTTCTCATGGTAAATAAAATTAATTGGTGACCATTTTCTATTAACTTCTTTAGTGTGGGTACCGCACCTATTATATCTCTTCCTACTTTAGGATACTCATGTGTGACACATGTACCATCAAAATCAATTCCAATTGTGTATTTCATATATTTTTTTTACAAATATACTAAATAATTTTAATTTTGTAAAAGTGTTGACATGTGATTAGGGTTGGACTTGAACCAACAACTGATGTGTCTCTCTGCGTACATCAACGCTACAGTTGCGACCTGTTCTTGGGTTTATATTCCACTCCTAATCAAAATAATCACCCAAAACCCTAGATTGGTTATTAACAGTGATTCGGATATCTAGTAGTAGCACATTCACTCAAATACGTTTTTTAAATGAAATTATGTGTTCGTTAAGGTTACTAGAGTCTATTAGTCTTTGTTTGCCTTTGACTACTGGTTATTTCGATATCGTTTTTTACAAATATACTAAATATATTAATCATCTAAATATTTTTGAATATTATCTTCATAAGATTTAACCCATTTTCTTATTGCGTTATCACTAACACCATATTTTCTACTAAGTGAAAGATAACTATTATTTTTTAAATCATTAATTAATTCTTCATATGTTGGTCTATTAACTCTACGTTGTTTTAATGCTCTATCAATTTCTTTTTGTGTTTGAACTCTAGGTTGTTTAATTAATGGAGGTAGGTTTTTATTTAACTCAATTAATTTTAATTTATTCTGATGAATTTTAGTGTTCTTCCCACAATAATTATGGGTTAATGCGTGACAATTAGGACATAATATTTGTATATTTTTTAAATTATTATCAAATCTATCACCATTTATGTGGTGTAATTCTAGTGGTATTGGTTTATCAGCCCAAATATATAATTTGCAATTCTCACATTTATGTTCTTTATAACCCTCTCTAATTAAACGAATTCGTAAATTATTTGATGAAATATATTTAACTTTATTTGTTAAAATATCTTCCATTTTAATTCTAAAATTAAATGTCTCTTTTCTACCCAACTTGGTTCCGAGTGACCATTTATGTCCAAGAAAATGTGATATGTCTATATTAAATGATTTCAATCTTTTCTTTAAAGTCATAAAATTACTACCACATATAACTATATTTAGTTTACGACAAACATCAGATATTGTTTTTGAATCACTAACCGCTTTTTTTAATTCTTCTTCTGTAAATTTATATTTCATATTGTACTCTTAGAGAGATTCGAACTCTCAAACACGGGTTCTAAAGCCGTGACGGTTACCAATTACGTCATAAGAGCATGTTAATCTGTCCAACCATTACATCAGACGGATTTTTATTTATTAAAGGTGGGCCTTGAGGGGGTCGAACCCTCACCCTACTATTACTTCAGAACACTGTTTAAGAGTGTCGTGTACTGCCAATTTCACCAAAGGCCCATTTTATCTTTACACCAAAAAATGTCTCAATTTTGAATTATTCATTTCTTTTTGTTCTTTTATTTTTGTGGTTAATTCATCAATAATATTAGTATAGAGTTCTTCTCTATCACTATTGATATTTTTCTCACACTCTGGGTGTAAGGTATAGATTTTATCTACCACCTTAACCAGCCCAGTTATTTCTTTATTGCAATATTCACACGTAAACATAATTTCTTTTTTTTAGTACCGCTAAATGGAATCCAACCATTGTATCTACTTTGTAAGAGTAGTGTTCTGAAGCACTGAACTATAGCGGCATATTTTTTATTTCCAGAGCGTGGTGATGGACTCAAACCATCATACCATGTTTTGCAGACATGTCCCTAATCTTTCGGGCAACCAGGCTTATAATGAAAAAACCCTCAGATTTTTAACGTCTGAGGGTTTTTAAATATTCTTTAAAGTTAATTTAAACGCACAGACAACCATTACCTAATAATAGGCATAACACTAGGACTAATATGTTGTTTGATGTTCTCATTTCTTTTTGTTTAATAAATATATGCAAAGATACTACTTATTTATGATATAGCAATACTTTATTTATATTTATTTCTTATTTTGTTGATTATCAACTGATTATTTTTAATATATGATATGAAATATCGTATATATTACTAATAAATGTTGTATATGCGATATAAATTGTTGGATATACGATATGAATTATCGTCAATAAGTAAGTTATAAGTAATATTATTTTTGTTTTGAATTAGTTAAATATCACTTTCTGGATTATGTAGATATTCATTAGGAAATTCTATAATGAAAAGTTTTCTTATTTTTTTATATGGATATTTAACTAATTCTTTCATATCATATTTTCCTAACTTTTCCAATTTTTGAATATGGTACATCCTAACCATCATTTTTCTAAATCCTATTTTTCTTTTTTTAACTAAATGTCTTAATATTTTCCATTTACATTTAATTGACATTTTTTTAATTAACCACATATTTAATTTTTTATAAGGTAAAACAAAAATAATACATACTTATAACAACAAATATAAGGAATAAATTTTGATTTATGTATTTTTATAGGTAAAATTTACTTCTCATATTTGCAACCGTTATAAACAATAAAAATTATTCATTAGGCATCAGGTCTTTTTTGATAATTTCTACCATGTCATCAAATGAAATTTTTCGTTCATCTGCTTGTTGCTGTATAAATTCTTCACTTAGGTGAATATAATTGGCATTCGATTTTCTATTTTTAGAAATTTCATTTGATGCCTTAATCAACTTTTCTATTAACTTTTTCTGTTCCATAATTTTTACAGTTTATAACAAGGTATATGTGAAATACCTCATAAAGTTTCTACTAATTATTTAAGTTTCGTGGTAAGGTACTTCACATATACCCAACCGTTATGTGCTATGCTGTGCGACAAACAAATCATAGACCTCCATCGTTGTAAATCCTTTAGTGCCGTAAAATTCGCTTTTGTCATACCATAACTGCATATGCGGTGATTTCCAAAAGTGAGTATGTAAGTTTACCCAATCAAGAAAAGCACAGCACATAACAGCCGTTTGCTGCAATGGCGGGGTTTGTGGTGTATTCAAGTTTTCGTGTTCCATTTTACATTTATTTTAGTTTGACAATTTTGTATTCCAAAGCCGCCACTGACAGCAAGCGGCAAAACGTTATGTGTAATACTACTTTTGTTCTTCGATTTTAGTTTCCGTGTTAGAACTTTTTAAAAATCTGTTGTATAAATTTTCATCTTTTCCACACCAATATACAAATTCTAAAAACGTGTAGTGTCTATGTGGATGTGGATGAACAACAGACCTACCCATCATAATATACCACCTATTTGTATATAGTTCTGTTTCTCTATTCACACCACTACACTCCGCTTTCGGTAGTTTTAAATACTCTTCATACCCAAGTTTAAGTTTTTCTTCAAATTTATTTTCCATAATTTTATTTTTAAAAAGTTCTTATTCGTTTTCTAATTAAATTTCTACTAAATTAACCGTACTACACATAACAAGGTGTATATGTAATGGTGGTTTCATCTGTAATTCAACATTAGTGGTTTCTATGAAGTTCGTTGGTTAATCAAAGTTCAGTTCTTTCTATCCACCACTACATATACACCCAACCGTTATCGGCAACCCTAAGACACCGACAATTCGACACCAGTAAGTGCATAATAAAGGTTTTGTAATTCGTGGACATACTTAGGACTTTTAAAGTTTCTATCCATATACCAATAAGACTTACCTGAATTAATATTCCAATGACCATCTTTAGAAAAACACATAAAATCAATTCCTACTTGTTTTTCATAAAACCTTGCTCCCAATTCTTCAGTCTTAAATGTAAATCCAAGTTTTAAAAACCACTCGTCTGTAATTTCAATAGGTTCGTAAAAATATGGATTTGGTTTGCCTTCAATTTGTGAAAGTTCTAACAATCCAGCAGGTGTTATCTGAAATGGATTTTGATTTGTATTGAAAATAACGTAATTCCCAATTCTCAAATCTTTTGCTTTTAAAGTTTGTATTTGCATTTTATTTATCTTTTAGTTGTTAATAATCATTCCGAAAGAAGGGCAGCCGATAACAAGTGCTATACAATATGGCGGCTGACGTGCTTCGATTAAACATTTGTAATTAATTCAACTTTGGTGCATCGTATTGGGCTTTCGTGCTAAAAGCCCGCCACATCGTATAGCACCGATACGTTATAAGTAATAAAAATCATTTAGATTTCGTGTAATCTACAAAGATGTACAACTTGTCTTAACTCGTCTATGTTTTTTATATAACCTTCAAATAACTTATTATCATCTTTGCCTTGTTCAACAATAGTAGTGAAACCATCATTTTTGTATCTTCTCATATAAAAAACATATCCATCCTCTTTTGTACTTTTGTGTTTCCAAAAATACCCTTCCATTAAGTTTATATAATCCGCTTCGTACCAATCACCAGTTGATAGTATTTCATCTTTTGTTAAATGATTTTTACTACTTATAACATCAGATATATTCAATTCTGAGTTCTCGTTAAATCTCTTAATTCTGTTCTCTTTCATAAGTTTCTTGTTAATTTTAAGTTTATATATTAAATCTCAGAACTAAATATATCTGAGGAACGTTATGTTAAATTAAAAATTACTACCTTCACCTTTAATTCATAACGCTTTGCCAAATCAATCATATGTTTAGTACCTTTGCTTTTACCATCCCAAAAAGCAATTAAAGCATCTCCGTATTTAGCCATTTCTTCATTCCGTTTGTATCCTGCACTTTTGCCATATTTATCCCAATCGGCAGGAAATTGCTTTATTGGGTATCCCTTTTCGTTTGCATACTTTTCGCCAAGTTTATCAGCACCATTGGCAGTTCCACTTACTATTTCAATTTCTGTTTGCAAACTCAATGCCTTGTCACAATTTTGGCAAAGCAAATCGTAATCATTAAATTCTCGTCCACCTGCAATTATTATCTTCATAATCCGTAATTTTAACTAAACATAACACAGTATTTGCGCCATTAAAACAAGCGCAAATACTCGTCCGTTATCGGTAATTATTAGCAAACTCCAATCCTTTATTGGTAATTTCAGTAATAAGAGGCGTTATATATACATCATCATATCCATTGTTTTTCATATAATCTAACAATATTCTAATCATATCCATTGTTAATATGGCTATATCACCTCTTAAAATTTCTTTAGTGTAATCCTGTTCAACACCATAAAGAATATAACTACCGATAACATCAGGTATAAGTAATGACGGGTTAGTCGCTTCTTGAAGTTTCGTTTTTTCTTTTGACATTTTTATCTATTATTTAAAATTTCTATAACCATCTTTGCACACTTTCTAGTAAGTCCATAACCCTCACCTATACAATCTGGGTGGTCTTTATTATTTGATGTCATTACAAAATTATTTTTTTGACTTGGTAACATATCATTAACATCATCAATTATACAATAGCATTTAACATTATGGTCATCAATATATTGTTGAATGGTGGCTTTAATTGATTTTCTTGATTTCATATCAATAAATACCATTAAAGTTGCTCATCCAATAATTTTAAAATCTTGCTCCACATTGTTTTGTTATCGTAAGTCATATAATCTGAATGTTTTTTGCACCAAATTTTAATAATATATAACTTAGAATCACCCTCAACCCAACTATGAATCTTAGTTTTTTTGTCTCTAGGTATTCTTAAATGTAGCAATCCATCAATATATATCCTAATATCTTCCGAATCACCCTTGGCTTCAATTTTCATTTATTTTAACTCAAAATTCTTTTAATAATTTCCTCATGTGTTTGAGCATCAATTAAGCTTGAATCATCACCCAAATAAGCGTCACACCTACCTAAGTTATATGCTTTTAACACTAATTTGTCATCATAGAGTAATTTTTCTTCACCATTTAACTCATCATTGAAACCATTCATATAATACTTTAATAAAGTCTCTGTTGTAAATTCAACCCCATCTTTTGTGAATATCTTTTTTTCATTATCTATTAAATCTTTATCCACTGGCTTGGTGATTCCATCAGTAAAATCAGCCAGGTCATTTCTAAGCTTTGATAACTCACATATAATATTTGTTAATTTAACATCGCAACCCATCTTCTCAACCTCTTGAATTGCATTTAATATAGCTAATTCAGCTGGTGTGTTTAATTCTAATATATTTATTCTTGGTATTTCGTTTATCATAAGTTTTATTGTTTATTTTACAAATATACTAATTTTTACTGAATGATTTATCATTCAAAAACACATATAATCTTAGTATTAAATGATAAATCATTCAATAAGTGTGTTTGATTTATTATTATGGTCAATAAAAAAACACATAAATTTATTAAGTAACCCAAATAACATATTGGTCATTTATTAAAACGCTTGAATGCTTTATCCGTTATCATTTCGATTCTAACTTCACCAATAAATTCATCAAGGTTCTTCGCACCACAATAAGACATTGATGATTTAAGGTAATCTCTAAAATTTGAAACCCAATCTTTTAGTTCATATTCCACTCTTTGAACTTTAACCACACCTTCAGATGACCTAAGTTTTGATTTACCCCATTTTCTTTGAACCTCCTTGGTTGACATACCTCTGAATTTCTTATAGACTGGTATACCCAAATTATATAATTTATGAGCCATATTTAGGCTTACAGGTATTTTACCTCTTAAGATATAATTTTGTCCACATGATTCAAGTGCTTTATTAAAAATACTTCCAATCATGACATAATCTGCCCCTAAAGCTAAACACTTTATGACATCACTATATTTTTTCATTCCACCATCAGCAACAATCTTTGCTGGGTTATTCAACTCCAGTGATTTCTTATAACAATCATTAACAAGACTAGCTAAGGGGTAATAAACCCCCAAATGTTCAGCTGTAAGGCAAGCATTTCCAGAACCTATTGATACTCTAATTAGGTCAGCACCAGCATCAGATAGTATAGCGTATGTTTCTGGGTTTGCTACGTTTCCAACCATAAGAGTCATCTTTGGATGTTTGTTTTTTAACATCTTAACTACCTTAGTCAACTTAGACATATGACCATTGGCGATATCAATCAAATATTGACCTTCTGGGTCTAACTGATTATATATGGATGCTAAAACTATTTCTTCCAATGACATTGAAGTAAATCCGTATTTAGACTTGATACCTCTAGGTAAACAAGTTATTATTGAATGAACTGAGAAATAGTGTTCATTAGATTCATCTATTACAGTATCCATAGGTGCTGTTATAATTGGAAGCATCATAAAACTATTATCGTGAATATTGATATCATCACGACTATTTACATCACTTTGAATTACTGGGATGAGTGATATATCATCCAAATCAAATAGTTTACTCATGTATAATCAAATTATTTTTAATAAATTCATCTACCTTATAAAAAAGGTCATTTAACCCACCATCATTAATAATTTCAGAATCAACATCTAAATTTAAAATGTTTTTTTCAGAATCGTGCATATCTGAATTATCAATATCTGGTCTAACAACACGAATTATGGTTCCACCCATCTCTTTTATTGCTTCAACCTCATGAGCAAATCTAATATCTGGTATTACCAACAATAGGTCATCTTTATCTTGACTATCATACCATGTTTTAAAGCGTTGTACCCATATTTTCCTACCAAAAGGTAATTCACCTTCATTTAAGTAATTGTGTATGTCTAATTGAAGTAATTCAGTACCTAGTATTTGAAGGATTTTTCTTGGGGTTACATTCCAATTCTCATCAATAACCTCTTTTTTAGAACCCCACATTTGTTCTTCTGAAAAACCAAATAATTCCATACACCCACGTTTAATTGGGTCAGCAAATGAGTACTTTTTATACCCATACTTTAGTATAAGATAATCAGCTACTGTGTCTTTTCCGTTATGTTTGCAACCAGCTATTCCTAATATTTTCATATAATTTTTAACAAAGTTACTAATCTTTTTAGAAAGTTTAATGTATTTATAAATAAAAAGACATGAAATTTTTAGCAAACATGAAACAACTCTTTTATGAGTTGACAACAGAAAATCTAGGTAGAATTATTCTATCTATAGGACTAATCTTATTGGGTTGGTTATTGGGGTTGTTATATCAACCACTACAATTCATAATGGTAATTGGATTTGGTATATTTATATTCCAAGGACTATACTTGATAGGTGCTGGGTTCTATTTCACGATAAAAGATTTCTTCGACAGACGTAAAAAAAAATAAAAATTAATTATGAAAGCAAACACAAACACAAACAGAGGTTGCGGTTGTAAAAAACCTAAACCAGCTACCACTACAACGGAAAGTAAATAGTATAAGGGACATCAAGTCCCTTTTTTTTTTATTTATATCTTTTTTAACTCTATATTCATATCATGTGGTGCTGTTTTATTCCCACCAAAATACGGCCATAAATTATAACCAAACCAATGATTTTTAGTTTTAATAACATCTATTCGATTAAATACCGAATCTTCTGAAATAACAGAAAATACATATTTAGTTTTAGTTTCTTTTAGTATCATATTATATGTTTTATTGGTCTTTATAACTCCAATAAATTTAATCACTCGAACACCATCTACATAACAATAAGCATAAATGTTTATCTTCCCATTTAAACAATTCCAACCAAATCTAGCTGAATTTTTTTTATGGTTCATTTCAGAATAACCAAATAATTTGTTAACATCTAATTTATCAACACTTGTATCATTATAAAGTGTATTTTCATGAAATATAACCTTATAGGCTAACATTTTTTTGAATGTGAACAGGTTTAATAACTTGTACAAAAACCCATTTGATGAATGGTTCCCTTTTTTGATTGTAAATAACATGGTTTTTTATTTATAAATACTAACCATAGTTATGATAATAACAAAAAAAAAGGATACCAATTGATATCCTTTTGTGGAGTGTACAAGTTTTGAGCTTGTGTGTTACAGATTCTTCAAAGCGTTTCTACGTGTGTAGCTATTAAATCATAGCTGATTAAAATAAAATAAACATTGTCCAAATTTTGTTACTCCTAATATTGGTAAAGAGGTTCTTTGTTTGCTATAATTTAGGCTAAAGCTACCTCTCCAACTTCAACACCTATGGTGCATTCGTTAAGGAAATTTTTTGATACGAAAAATTCGTTGTCGGTTGTTTTTTGATTAAGATTTAACTGATTAATCATGCAGTACACGCTTGGTTTTTACGACTATCCATAGTCAAGGCAATCCCACCCCATATTCAATAAATATGTTATTGATTAACAAAAAGTTAATTAATTAACAATACTTTCGGATTCATCTTCTTCAGCTTCAACATTACTCATAGCTGATTTAATCGATTCAATCAATACCTCATAATCATTATATGAGTATTTCTTTAATATTCCAGAGAATGTTACAACATCTGGTTTACTCATTACTAATCTATCATTCTCAAAATCATACCCAATACAAGCCAAAGCTTCTTCAGCAACCATGATTTGTTGTTCTGGTGATAACTTAGTAAAAATGTTCTCATTCAACACAATTATAACATCATTATCAGTTAGATATGAAAGAATATCATTTGCTTTACTAACCGAATACAACTTCTTAGCATTATTATCTACCAAGATTTTAATTGTAAGTACATTTGATAACTCTAATTTAACGATTAAATCACTGAATGTTTTTTCCGTATCATCAAACGGTTCATTGAAATTTTTCATACTTTTTTTTTATACAAACTTACTTACTATTTTGATAAAATTACCAGATATTGCCAGATTATTTTTTAAATGCTTGATAATTAAATAGATAACTTTTTAATTATTACCAGATATTGCCGCTTTATCAATATCGAACAATTTGTTAATCAATTCTTTTTGTTCATCTGATAATTCTTTTGGTATTACCACTGTTAATTCAATCAATAAATCACCAAACCCAGTCTCTCTAAATATAGGTAATCCTTTACCTGGAACCCTAAGTAATTTACCAACATCTGAATTTGGTGGTATCGTTACCATTATTTTATTACCATCTATTAATTCTATAGGTAATTTATCACCTAACACCAATTGAGAATAGGTCAATGGTAATTTTATTTTTAAATCACTATTATTTCTTTCAAATTTTTCATGTGGTAATACATTTAATTTAATTATTAAATTACCTGGTTTACCATTTGGTGTATTAGGGAAATGCCCAAAACCAGATTGATTGAATGCCATTCCATTAATAATTCCAGGTGGTATTTGAATATTTATATTTTGATTTTCATTAGTAACTCCTTGCCCATAGCATGTGTTACACTTTTCATCAACAATATAGCCAGTTGAGTTACAATTGGTACAGGCTGTTTCAGTAAATACACCACCAAATTCAGTGTTAACCAATTTAGTTTTGGTACCATGTCCACCACAATGTGTACATGTTTTTTTATTTGTTCCACCATCACCATTACAAGTTGAACATAATATTTGTCTTTTATAAGACAAATTTTTATCAACACCAGTAAAAACCTCATTTAATGTTAAATCTAATGTGATAATAACATCTTGACCTATAAAGATTTTATTTGTTCTATTAAATGGGTTATATCGTCTAAAAAATGATGACATATCATCAAAATCTGAGTTACCAGCATTTTGTTTAGGGGATGGGTTTGTTAATTCTTTATATGCTTCAGATATTTCTTTAAATTTTTCCTCATCACCACCTTTATCTGGGTGGTGTTTCATAGATAATTTCCTATAAGCTTTTTTTATTTCTTCTGGTGTTGCATTATCATCAACACCCAAAATTTTATGGTAGTTTTTCATTAAATTGAATTAATTTTCCACAAATATACGTATATTTGCAGATATGTTTAGAGTAATAATAACAAAAAATGGAAAATATCAATCTACAATAAGACGATTTATTGGTAGGAAGAAAGCTTTTGCTAAATTTAATGAGGTAAAAAAAGCTAATAAAGTTATTTTCGAAAAAAAATATGTCTTAAGCTATAAGATTAAGCCAGTAAAATATGAATTATGTGTTGTTAAGATTACAGAACCTAATGATGTATTTAGAATCCTTAGAGATGATTTAGGTAGACAGTACCTAGAAGAACCTCTTGGTGATTGGACAATATTACATTCGGCACCATATGCTGTTGAAGAAACATTTAATGTATATGGGTTTAGTTTTATTGATGAAAGATTTACATTTATGGATGTCTATAATAAGATATTAAAAGATAAACAGAAGAGTCTAAGTTTAAGACAAGTTATTGTTATTGGTAGTATGCTTATGGTTTACAATGAAGTAAGTTTTGACCTTATTTTTTGTAAATGTATATTTGATGCACAAAGGTTACATCATATGTTACATGATAAGATAAAAAAAGAAAAACTAAAACATCTAATATTTATGGGAACTTGTGCTGAAAGTAATTATTCCAAGATGTATGATGTTATTCAAGCCAATACTAATTGGGATAGGAAAAAAATTGGTAAAAAAATTCTAAAAGTTTGGAAAAATTAATCGCATTTTTTCTTCAACCAAAACCATTTGTCTTTTTAATGTATTGATTTCATCAATAATATTTTGTGGCATATTAAATGCGTAATCTGATTTTAGTTTATTTATCTTTCTTAAGATAATATCGCCTTCAGCAACAATTCTATCATATTCCTCAGCTTTTGGATTGGATTTATTCATTTATTTTTTCGTTTAATGGAAAATTAGTTTTTATATCGTTTATAATAGATTCAATTTTTTTGTTATCTTCTTCACTCATTGTTAATGGGTTTAAACACTCAATTCTTTCAGATGTGTCTGTTGGCATAAAAAATGCAATTACATTGGCTTCTTTTTCTGCAATTAAATTATTAATACCATCACTAATTGATTTAATCATTTCTGGTTGAGTAAATATTTCCCTATCTAAATATATGGATAATATTAATGGGTAATTATTGTTTATCATTTTATCGTTTATATTTTCTAACGTTATTCTTTCTGTGGTAAAATCACTATAACCCTGTAAAGTCAAAAATTTGGTTATATCCTCTACCCTTCTATTAAGAGCTTCCTCACCAAATTCAAGTATACTATATATTGGTGTGTCTTCATGATATATGTATACCAAATATTCACTTACAACTTGTTTTTTGAAATAGCTAATTAATTTGTCCACTTCTTTGATTAAAATTCTCATATGTTTTATTTTAATCAAATGTGAACAAAATAAGGGATATAGTAAATAAATTACACTAAATATTACTCATAAACATAAAAAATAATTTATCATTTGTATAAAAATCATAAAATGTGCCGAATATTCTTGGTTGATTTGAGGAAATTAAACCTGGATATAAATTATCTGTATAACAATAAGCACCGTTAAACGCTGTAAAATTATAAAGTGTTAGTGTGAGTCTATTTCTAACTGAAAACACCTTATAATCTAACGTATCACCATTTAAAACATATTTATTGACGTTTATAAAACGTATGGTATCTGATTGAGGTGTTATTTGAATTGGAAATGGGGATAGAACGATAATTCTTTCAATTAACCACGTAGAACCAATAAGAATCTTAGTGTAGTTATTAGTTGTATCACCAGGTAATGTTCCACCAAATGTATATTGATTTAGGTAATTGGTTGTATCTTTTGGTTGTTTGCCTACTGAGTAACTTCCAGGTGTTATTGTTTCTATTTCACATGAAGTTAAACCCAATAGTATAAAAAATGTTAAAATTTTGCTCATATTATTAAAATTAATCAACAAAGATACAAAATTTATTTGGTAATAGCAAATTTATTTTTTAATAAACACAACCCTAACATTTTCTATTACAACATCAAATAAGTCAGACGGTTCAAATTTGGTTGTTTGTTCGGTTCTATAAAATAGTTCCTCATTCATTTTAATATGTGTTTCTGGGTCTAACTCATATTGTAAAACTAACCCTTGTTTGTATATCTTATCGTTATTTATAATTTCAGTAAGGGTTTCAATTATAGTATCAAAATTCATCATATAACATTAAATAACTTCTTTAAAAATAACTTTAATTTTTGACCAACCGAATATTTTAGAATAATTGGTTGTGGTGATGATTTAATCTTATCAGCTAATCCATTTTTTAATTCATGTATTAACTTTTTACGTTCAAGTTCACCAATTTTTTTTGCAAACTCTATTTCTTTCTCATTTTGTTTGATATCTGCAATTAATTCATCTAATTTATTTTCCATAAATGGTTTTTATTTTTTCTTTCATTTTAGGATATAATGGTTCTGGGAGTGAATCAAAATCACACCATTTATATTCCAAATTTTCATAGTCTAATTCTAATTTTAATTCTGAATTAACAAAACCATGATAATAATAGAAGTATGTATTATCTTTTTCATTAAACTCATCACCAATGTATTCAAATTCTATTTTATCTGGGTCTAATTTAGTTTCTTCAACAATTTCACGCTTAAGACCTTTTAATATTGGTTCGCCTTTTTTTATCCCACCAGCAATACAAGACCAAGTTGGTTTTTTATCGTTTCTAAGTAATAATAAAACTTTATTTGTTTTAGTACAAAGAATTAAAACGCCAGCCGCATGTTTTACTGAATTTACATTTTCTAAGAATAATCTTACTTGCTCTTTAATTGATTCCATCCCTATAAATATTTATTTTTTATTTCAAAAGGCTATATTTAAAATAAAAATTATGACAACACTATTAATCTTTGCTCTTATTTGTTATTCAACTTGTAATATACTGATATTTGGTTCTATTTTCGAATGGTTTAGAAACTTATTGAAATTATTAGGAACTGGTGGTTATTCGCTTCATAAATTATTTAGTTGCTTCCTATGTTTAGGAACGTGGGTTGGTGGATTGTTTGCCCTATTGATTACTCATTTAAATGTCGCTCACTTATCTCCAATAACCCAAGTTGATAACATCTACTTATTTGTTGCTTTAAATGCTATATTAGGTAGTGGTTGTTCGTGGTTGATACATACTATTCAGGAGTGGTTTGAACGTTAAAAACCTTTCTCTAACATACATTTAGAACAATACTTATCTGGTGGACAATTACATCCACCAGAATTTGACTCAACTGATACTTTTTGTTGAACAATTTTTTTTTGTTTTGGTTGATGTGGTGGAATCAACTTTGATTTATTTTCCAGGAACTTCTTAGCTCTTTCATCTTCCTCTAATTGTTCAAGCTCTTCTTCGGATAATTTAATTTCATTACCTTCATCATCAACATAATGTGTTATTGGTTGTTCTGCGTTTATTTTTACAGTTTCTTCCTTATTTATAATCACAATTTCTGGGGTAGTATCAACATGTGTTGTTGGTTCATCTAAATCATATAGTGAATCATTAGGTTTTTCTATATCGAATTTTAAATTTAATAAATCATTATAAGGTAAATTCTTAAATATAGTTTTTAATTCATCAACTATTTTTTTAAAAAGTTCACCCTTTTTTTCTTTTTCTAAATTTCTATTTATGTTTGATTCAATAAAATCCATTAATTCATCAACACCATGACTTTTTGATTCAGAATAAACCATAAAATAATTGGCTTCATTTTTACCTGGAAGTGCTTTTATTAAAGTTGAATCGATGAATGACCAACCAGATGGAAATACAACGTCAATTAGAATTGACCCCTCAATGTAACGTATACCTATAACGTGTGGATGTAATTCATCCAATCTTTTTTGAAAACTAGACATTTATTTATTTTATAATATATGTTATAATGTATGATATTGAAGCCCCTAAAATGATTAATTTATCTCTAGATATAATATATTTAGCGTTATCATCAGATAATAATTTTTGAATGAAGAAATATGAATGTCTAATAACATTCAACATAGCTAAAATGAAAAAAAATAAAATTATTTGTTTATTGCTCATGGTTATTTTCTATTAATATTAAATCACAAAACTTAGTTAAAATTGCTTCATTTTGAGTTATTTTTTTCATTATTTTTTGTATTTTTTTATTCGTTAGTATTACATCATCACAATACTCTATATGATTCTTTAAATCTTGGGTTAATTTTTCATTTTTGATTTTTATATCAGTAATGAATAACTCTACTAATTTTTTTTTATTTGATTTTGATTCCATCACAAAACATTTTATATACTTTTATAAACTCATCGAAATCCTCTGGACTTTTTAATTGGTTATAGTTTAGTATGTGTGACCATAATTTTTTAATTGAACCATATATGTATTGATTTTCCTCTTTTGCGGAAAGAACATAAAAAGTTCTAATGATAAAATTTAAAAGATGTTCATATAAGTCTAAATTTTCAAACTCAATACCTTCTTCTCTAAAATTATCATTATTTTTATCCCAACACCACTTGAAGTGTTTTAACCTATTGATGTTTGATGTTGATTCATCACCCAAATAGGTGTCGAATATTAAACAAAATAATGATTGAACATAATCACTAAGTAATTCTGTTAAATCATATCTAACATGATTAGCATTGTATAATATAACCATATTTTCAGCGGTTAAAGGTTTATTGATATGGGTTAACATAGTCACGATACAATTATAATCTTATTTAACTAAATAGTCAATATCATAATGACTTTAACATAGAAATTAAATTTGGTTGTGGTGATACGTCTGATTTATCTTTCCTATATGATGTATGCGACCAAATACCACTCTTACCTGAAATTGCGCTAAAATTATATTCAAAACCACCACCATTAGGTTTGTTTATAACTTCAAATAACCCACTTTTTAAATTGATATTGTGTTTATTTGATAAATCGATTAACAATTCTTTTAATGATTGGATTTGATTATCGGTATATTTGTGATAATATCTACTACCCCTAAATTCAAAACCTAAATCACATACCTGAGATTCATCTATTATTGAATTTACATAAGTTAAATACCTTCCATCTTTAGTTTTAGTTATTGGTCCATAATTACAAATTTCGATACCAATACTTGATGAATTTAAAAAAGTGTTGTTTGCGTTTTTTGTTCCCAAATGATGCGCCCAATAGATATCATCAAATGTTTGATATATTTTACCATCCATATTATCAGTATCTAAACCAGTTTTATTTAATCCACCAATAACATAACCTGTGGCAACTCTAAGACGTTCTTTTTTAGATGTTCTATCTTTATTCCAACCATCTATTGTCCAATCTGCTCTATGTGAACCACTAGTGTGGTGTAACACCAATATTTTTTTAGGTGTGTTTTGTTGGTAATATTCACCAACTTCTAAATTTTTTTTGATTATCTTCATATCATTATAAATATAAAAAAAACCTTAAGTGTTTAGCTTAAGGTTTTTAATTTTATTTTTTAGGTTTAATATTTTTTACCGCATCATCCGTTTTAATTGGATGTTCATTACCATATTCATCCAATTCTTCTGGTTCCATATCTGGTTCCATAGTTTCTTGGTCTTCCATAAATCTAGCTAACGCTTTAACTGCACCAAATTTCTTGGCCATTTCAACATATTTATCATCTATTTCAATTGGTGAACCACCTTTCTTTAATAAGAAATGTTTACCAGTTGACTTAGATACAACTAATTTAACCTCACTAGAAACTGGTACTTTGGGTGATGAATCATCATCGTCATCAGAAGAGTCCATTGGAACTTCTGGTTCTGGTGTTGGAGTTGCGTCATCGTCAGATGGTGTTGTATCATCATCTGATTCATCACTTATTCTATCCATTGAATCCGTTTCATCATCGTCATCTTCTTCCCCACCCATTTCATCATTTTCTTTCAAATGAACATGTTTTTTTGCTTCAGGGGCTTGATTGATACCTGATTTCTTTAAATCATCTTTTTTAGGTTCTGGTGCTGTACCATCTTTTTTCTGAGAAACAGTACCTTCAACATGTTCAGTTGCTTCTGGTGCTACAGAAACAGCGTCATCTAATCCTTCTAATGAAGTTGTTTTAGGTTTAGGTGCTGTACCATCTTTTTTCTGAGAAACACTTCCAGTAACTTCTTTTTTAGCTTCTGGGGCTTGTTTAATACCAGCTTTATCAAATTCACCAACCTTTGACGGTTTTGTTCCTTCAATATCATCTGATTCATTAATTATTGATTTTGATTTGTTCAAAATTTTATTGAACATTTTTTCCTCATCCAATCTTGATTTACCTTTAAGATTTCCAATAGTCTTTTCTGACTTATAATTAAATAAATCTTTCATTCTTTGCAAATCTTCATTGATTTCAGTTTTGTTTGATGCTAGTAATACTACCGCTTTTCCTTCGTTAAGTGTTCCCTCCCAACGTAGTCTATAGTTTTCATTACCATCGGTCATTTCAAATTCTTTATTATCTACTTTGTAGTTTTCAGGAATTAATTTGATTGCATTTCTCAAGCCACCAAATTCATTTTTGAATTTAAGTCTTTTCATTGATTCTTTTGTTTGTTTTTTATCATTGTTTTTATTTTCATTTACTCCGAATTCCACGCTTCTAGAATCCTTCTCATAATCTTTATTGAAATCTTCATCACCTGGTTGTGTTGATTCTGGTTTTGATTTTTTACGTACTGAATCACTATAATCTTTATCCATCTTAGATGTGTTATTAACATAACCAGCTGTACCTTTTGATGAGGTTACACCACCCATTTGAGGTGAATTAAAAATATTTTCAGAAACATCATTTTTATCCCAACAATTTAAGTCATTTTGATTTATATTGTTATTAGTCAAATACTTCTTATTCACTATCTTAACATCTGGTGTGTTATAACCCATATCTCTTAAATCAGATAAAAAATAATCAGATTTAAATTGTGATAAGTCTTCTTTATCAATTCCTTTGTAATCCCAACCAGTAATAATCTTGTTATTACCTTTATTTATTGCAAAATGAGTGTAGTTACCAGCAGCAACAGCTTCATTCAAACCAGTTGGTTTACCTTTTGTTTTTTTACCAATTGGTGATAATAATTCAACATCATCACCCATTTGCAATCTAGGGATTCTATTCACATCATCAATATCAGCACCCTTCTTTATTGTTTTAACTTTATCTTTTCCAAAATTATCTGATGATGCACCAAAAGTCGCTTCGGCATTGCCACCCTTCTCATTGCCCATTATTGATGAACCTTCGATAGCTTGTTTAACTCTGTCTTTGAATCTTTTTGGTGGGTCTATATCATATCTAATTTTTTCTTGACCGTTTCCGATTTCAACTTCATCATGAAAATCCTTCTCAGCTGAGTTATTATAATTAAACATATTATCTTTAACTTCATCTTTACCTTTAGATTTGGTATCAAATGATTTAACATCCTTTTCCACAGCTTTAACACCATCTTTATTTATTTTGGTTTCTTGTTTCTTGATTTTATTCAAGATATCAATACCAGGTGTTGACACTTCGTTTACGAATGTATCCTTAAGATATTTTGTTATTAATTTTTTATCCATTTCTATGGTTTATAATGTCTTTTTGTGTGACATACACACTTAAATTTATTATTTGTTTTCTTATTTTATTTATCACTGTTAAGTCTTTATCTTCTTTGTTCAATTCAGATTCTAACTCCATTTTTAACTTAACAATCTTATCTAAAATAGTCATTTTATCATAAATATATAGTTAAATATGTAAAGATTAGTTTATTTGAATTTTAACCTACTATTTTCTTTATTTCTTCAATAGATTTACCAGTTCTTTTGACTAATGTTTCATATATTGAATTTTTGGAAATAATTGAATTTTTTGATTGTTTTGTTTTTACAACATTATCAATAGCACCAGTACTACAACCTCCATTTTGTGCTGATTTATTATTGTTTAAAGATGTACAATCGTCCATTTCAATAAATTCACCTTTTGGGTATTGTGTTGAATTAAAAGCTTTAATTTTGGGTTGTTTTTTAAACGAACCATCCCTTGATATTCCAGGTAAAGCATTTGCGTCATATTGTCCAGATGTTGCAATTCCTTGTTCAACAATTTCTAATGGTTTTTTATTTAATCCCATTGGTGGGCTAAATGGACCACTTGAACCACCAGATGATGAGGCACCAGCAACTGTAGTTTCTTTTACATCTGTTTCTGTTTTTCTTCTATCTAATTCTTGTTGTCTTTTTGCGTTTATATTACTTTGTAACTCAGCCTTTGTAAACTTATTAGTTGGTTTTGTTTCAATTTGATTCTTGATTGATTCTTTTGAGTTTGCTGTAGTAATATTCTCCATCATTGGATTCAATACATTTGTGATTGATTTACTCTCACTATACATATTTCTAAGATATTGGTTTAGTTCTGGGTCAATCTTAACCAAATCTTTATTTTGTTCAAAATCATTTAGACCAACACCACCAGAAAGACTAGGTAAATTTTCATTAACGTAATAATCTATCATTTGTGCATCTATTTTTGTGTTTTCTGGTGTCCCATAATCTAACTCACCATCTAAATCTTTACCTATAGTTGTTTTTACTTGTGATTTTAAATCATTAATTAAATCTAAAAAATAAAATACAAATTTATCACCAGATGGTGTTTTTAATATTGCTATTTCATTATTAAACGCTATCGTTTTAAATTGATTTGATTTAGTTGTTGGTCTTCTTAATTCTGGTTCATCAATATTCCAAGGTTCATTACCTGACTCATCCAATTCATTTTTGGTTATACTTTTAGGTTTTGTTTTATATGAACCTAAGTGTTCTGCCACCGCTTCTAACGCATCTTCTGGTTTAGGGAACAACATTCCTTTGAATTTTCTGGTTAGAACATATGAATTTTTATCTTTCAATATCAAACCTTTATCTAACATATCAGTCATGGCCTGTTCATATGAAATACCATTTTTACCCCAAAATTCATATGTTTTTATTGCTTCTGGGTTATTATATAAATCACTAACAAACATCTTAGTAAATGATGTCATATCTTCAACTGAATGGTTTTCGAATAGTCTATTAAATTGTTCTTTGGTTATATTAACCTTTTTCCTATTCAATAATCCGTGAATTTTCTTGGCTTGTTTCTCTGTTATTATAATTCTTTTCATTATTATGAATTTTTATTTGATAAATTATCTCTCCAAAAACTTCTTTTAACCCACAATGATTTATACAATTGAGTTAATACATTTTTAGATATTTCAACCATCTTGTCTTCCAGTTCTTTATTATTCTTAAGCTTTTCCTTAACTATTTTTTCAATCTTATTAGTAAACTCAGCAGAGTCAATGTAGACTTTAATATCTTTTTTTATGTCTGATTTTGTAATATCTTCTTTAACTAATCTTATTGCCATAGAGTTTTTATTTATAAATACACGTAAAAATAGGAAACCCACAAAATATTTTGTGGGTTTCTTTTAATTTTCTAGCAAAATTGTTATTGTTAGTGGGATTACTATCATCCCTACAAAAAAAATACTTTTTAATAGTTTTTGTTTCCTTATTTCTCGTTTTAAAGCTTTGTTTTCCTCAACACGTTTATTATCAATAACCAGGTTATTATTATTTATTTTATTTAGGTTAGTTATCTCAATATCTTTGTTTGTAATTAATTTGGATAATGAATCAACTTTTGATTTGTATAAATAAATCCTGTCATCGTTTATTGAATCTTTATATTCGCAAGCAACCAACAAGGAATCCGTTATTTTATACTTTAATAAGTCAGATAATATCTTTCGACCATCACTTAATGGAATTACTAAGAATGTGTCATTTTTTATAACAATAACTTTTACATTATCATTATTTTTGTAAATATTTGTCGAATTCGCTGGCGACATCATTAGCACCAAGGCTATTAACGTTAATATCAATTTCATTTAATCTATTTTTAAGTTTTTTTATTCTTGTGTCAGCAATTGATATTAGTGAATCCTTTGCTTTGATATCAGCATCTAATTTTTTAATACTTTTAATTATTTCAAAATTAGCTTTATTTAAGCTATCATTTTTATTTTCAAGGGTTTGGTTGATTTTTTTGATGTCGTTTATGGTTGAATCTCTTTTATTTATTCTTCTATTATTAATAAAAAAAAGAATCAAACATAGAGACGCTAAGCCAATTATTAAATAATTTTTATTCATTTGATGTTGGTTTGTATTCAGTATTTAATTTTTTAGCCCACTCTCTAACCCAGTTTTCATAGTAACCATTTAACTTACGAAGAATTTCATTAATTTCACCAGTTAAATCAATATCACTCATTGATGTCATCACTTTACCAGCCTGGAATGACATTCTAAAGTTAATACCACCATTATCATCATTAGTTTTTAATAAGATACCATCAAATTCGACATTTCTATCATTTGGATAAATCTTAAATTTTGTTACCTCAACTCTTGGGTCAACAGTATCCATGAATTTATTAACCTCATCCTTATAAACTGGGTCATTTGGTGATGGTGATATTGTATCGGTTCTATTATCTTCTTCATTTAATAATTTTTTATAACCATGCTTAAAAATGTCCATCATTTTCTTAGTCATGTCATGTTCGTTTAATTTTTCCATTTGTTTGTAAGTAATTCTTTAAATTTTAAAAATTCCCATGCTGGTGAAATATCAGTGTATGGATGACTTATGTTTGAGCGATATAACACACCAGAGTAATCATCTAATTCTGATATAGTTAAATTATCATTAGGTATTTTTTTATCAATTCCCAATTTATTAATTAAATAATCAACCAAATCAACGCATGATTTAAGTTGTTTATCATTAAATTTAGCCCAAGTTGTGTTCCCTCTCCAAAGTTTTTCAATAACACCAAGGTCTTTATTATAAATACTACCGTTTATTGTAATATATCTATCATTATCATAATCATTTATTAACCAACCATAATTCTCAATAATAATTATAACACTTTCCTCATCTAATATTAAATTACCCATAAAATTAGACCGATAATTTTCATCAAAATGTTTGTAGATTGTTCCATCGGTAGCTATAGTGAAATGTGCGGTTTTTTTATTATTACCGTTAAATCGTTTAGTCCACCCAATAAAGTGTTTCATTCCAGAATTATATGATGATGCTAATATAATCTTACTTTTAGGGTAAAAAACCTGAAAATAATTATCATTATCTAATTTATATGAATTTTCATCTATTTTCATTTATTAATTCGTTGAATTACATTAGTGCCACTATTTTTCTTTTCCCTAATATCCGTTAATTTAATTTTTTTTGGTTCTTCTATTTGTGATGGTTCCACTATATTATCTTCATTAACTGGTGTATTATGTTGAATAATTGGGTCTGGATTGATTAACGTATTATCCACATCATTACCATTGATAGTTACAATATTTGATTTATTTTTTTCTTCTGATATAATCTTATTATAAGCCAAAATCATCGCAATAGCTAATGGGTCAAATACAAAAATCAATAACAATATGAACCAATTTACAACAACACCCATTGGTTTACCAGTTAGTTCTGATAAATACTTTAACGGTCCTATCTCTGAAGCAACAGAACTATTCATATTCAATTCCATTATTTTTAAATCATACTTACCAATGGAATCATTTGTTGCTATTATATCATTATTCAATTTATCTATATCATTATTTAATGTTTGGATTTCTGATGATGCTTTATCGATATCTAACCTACTTTTATCTCTACCACTATTTGTCTTTGCTGAATCTAATCTAGTTTCTTGTCTTAAACGAATATCCGATAAACCATTTACCCTACTAGTTTTTGTTTCTATTAATTCTGACGCAATTTTATTTTTGTTTACAAATAATTGTTTTTTTGACTCCAATAATCCTATTGAATTATTATGAATTTCATATTTATTGGCTGTATTTTGGTAAGCACTTGATAAAAAACCATAAATACCACCAGATGTAATACACATTAATATGAAAACACCCAATGATAAATAAAATCTTAATATCTTAGATAAAGTTCCCCAATAATTATGTAAAAGGGTTGTCACAATAAGTTTAGCTATTTCTAATATTGAGGCCATTATTATTACAGATAATGCAGCCCCAGCAAATAGTTGGCTTAAACCAAAAATAGAAAAATAAGCTGAAGTTAAAGCAACAGCTAATGATATTATTAATAGTAATTTAGAAAATCGCATAATTATTCGTTTAAAACCATAAATAGTTCGTTGGAGTTATGTTTTAATTTCCTTAACGTTTTATTTTTTATTTGACGTACTCTTTCTTTGGTTAATTGAAATTTATCACCAATAGCTTCTAATGTCATTGGTTCACAATCAGAATCCAATCCGAAATATGCTTTTATTATATCGGATTCTCTAATTGGTAATTCAGATAACAAATCATTTAATGTTGTTTTTACTTTATCAGTAACATTATAATGTGATTCCTCCACAATATCATTCTGAATAAATTCACCCAATTCTTCACCTGTTTCACCTATAACTTCATTTAATGATTTACAATAACTAAATTCTGGTAAATTCATTGATTTGTGAAGTTTTATAGAGTCTGAAGTTATTAATTCATTATATGATGGTTCTCGGCCATTTGATAACTCAAATGTATTTATTTCTTTCTTTAAATCAGTTAATTTCTGCATCATACTAATAGGTAACCTAATAGTCCTAGAATGCTCACTCAAAGCCTTTAAAATTGAACTTCTTATCCAAAAAACAGCATATGTTATAAATTTGATGTTCATATCTAAATCAAATTTATCTACCGCTGTAATCAGTCCAATATTACCCTCATTTATTAAATCACTTATAGGTAACCCAGCACCTTGGTATTGTTTGGCTATGCTAACTACAAATTTTAAATTACATTCAATTATTTTAGTCTTAGATGATTCTGACCCATCTTTTATTTTTTTAAAAAGTTCTCTTTCTTCTTTTAAAGACAGAATTTTAGAATTTTTAATTTCTGAAAAGTATTTCCCAATATTATCATTGTGATTTACATTTAAAAAGCGTTTGTTCATTCATGTTTATGTTTTTTTTATGTTATGTTTATGTATTATTAATAAATACATCTTTAACTAATCAATTTCTATTGTTTTTAACTTATTTTCTTTAATAAATTCAACTCTTCATTAGTTAAATTTTGAATACCCTTATCTAATAATGAGTCTATTAATTCAAGCCTAGATTCTTCACTTAATCCTTCACTTATTGTATCAATTTCAAATCGTTCTTTAACATCCAAATCAAATGATAATTGAAACAAAGTATTTAATATTGAATCGTCACTCATAGATACAAATGATTCATCATTTACCTCATATATGAAAAAATTATACTTACCAACGTAATCTTTTAATATGGACTTAATATCATCAATATTAATTGAACACACAAATGTAGCGATACTAACACCCTTGGCATCCAAAAAAGCCACTCTCTCAGATGGTATAAGCATTAGCATTTCAGCCCTCTTAGAATTATCCCCTAATATTATTATACAAAACTTTTTCATGATACACTTAAGGTTGATATGTTATTTTCTTTAGTTACAGTAACGATGTTATCTGCCCATTCCTTCACAAGTGGGTTGTGTGTGACTAAAAAAACAACATCATACATTTCTTTTATTTTCTTAAATAACCCCTCAACCTTGTATAGATTTTCATTACCAATCTTACCAAGAACCTCATCAAATGTTATCATATTCGGCATTGGTAACTTAGATACTTTACCCAACACAGCCCTTAACGCTAAACTAGCTACAGTTTTTTCTAACCCACTAGCTGACCTTAAATTGTTGACTATACCATCCTTAATAAAAAGGAATTTAACATCGTTCTTATCATCAATATAAACTTCAACTTCAAAGTCACATACATCTTCCAATAATGATTGTAATTGTGAATTAATAATGGGTAACACAGACCTTAAAACAATCTTAGAAATACCCTTCTTACCAACTATGGATGTATAAATCTTGAATATCCTATCAACCTCATCTTCAGCAATAAGTTCTTTAATCAAATTCTCTTTTGATGTGATTTCTTTTTCATTATTTAGAACCTCATTACCTAAATCTGATATGTTTTTTATTAGTTTCTCCAATAGTGTCCTTTTAACTACTAAATCAGTCTTTATTTTACTAATATCAATATCAATACTCTTATTTAAATCAATGATAGTTAAATTCAAATTATATTTGTTTAAGTCATTTCTCTTTTCAACTAACTTATTACGCAATGAATCTAAATCAACTTCAAATCTACAAATATCTAACTCTAATTGTGTTTTTTCATCAAATAATTTCTTGGTTTCTTTCATTGATTCCAATAATTCTTTTTTGATAGTTAAATTATTATCTGTGGATGCTTTATCAGCTAATTTAGATGTTAAGGTTAACTTATGTTTATTTATGTGTTCAGAGTTGTCTACATCATCTAATTTTCTATTACAAGACTTACATATACCACCATCAATCAATTGTTGTATGTTATTTTCTAATTCGCTTATTTGTGATGTTAACATAGATATTTCAGCGTTTAGTTTACCAATATCATTTAACGTATTAACATAAGTTAATTCTTCATATTTAACATCACCAATATCCTTAATCCTAACTTTAACTTCAGCGATTTTATTGGATATATCCTTACCCTGTTTTGTTATTGTTTGAATATCACTTTCAATGTTACTTGGGTTTAAGGTTGCAATTTGTACATCTAATGGTTTTTTAGACTCTAATAAATTAGTTATCTTAGCCTCTAATTCCTTTATCTCATCTTTTGTTTTTTCAGTTGATTCTGTTGTTACCTTAAGTGTTTCAGCTAAAAATTTTAATGAGTCATTATGTCCTTCTATTTCATTTTGAAGTGTTGGTACGTTATATAAGTTACCCTTTTTGGTTGTGTTAAATGTATTGTGCATTTTTCTAACAACAGCCTCTTTATTAATTATAACCTCTAACCCAATAAATCTATTTAATATTTCAGTTGACTTAGCACTAGTTAAACCAATTAAATTATCTAAATTAGATTCAGTAGCCAAAACCAACATCTCAAAATCATCTTGATTTGATATTGTACGGTTGATAAGTTTAGTTGTTTCTTTTGATTGCTCTTCATTGTGTGATTTTTCAGTACCATCTGGTAATATGGAATAATAATTAACCTTACCAGATGTCTTAACACCAGCCTTTCCATTAGTCCTAGTTAGTTTTCTTTCAATAATAACATCTTCACCATTTAATTCCAATAACCCTCTAACTAGAACTTCATTCTTATCCGTAAATTTATTAAATATCTCTTCCTGTTTGTCAGTCTTTGTTGTTACACCAAATAACAAAAACATAATTGCATCAATGGTTAATGTTGATTTACCACCTTGATTTGGTGATGGGGTTGAGTTAACTATGTTTAAACCTTTCAACTTGGAAACATGGAACATATTATTATTACCATATGATAAAAAATTATCCAAAGTTATCCATTTTAATGACCATCTACTACTTGAATTGTAATCATCTGAAACATTCAACTCAGCATTAACTTTATCATCTAATTTAAATAATCTTTCAATGTTAACAGTAATATTCTCTCTCAATAACCATTCTTTCATCAAAGACCTTTGATATTCCTTATCCAGGATATTATCAATTGTTGCCCCATCAATGATAATCTTATCCCCTTTATCATTGAATTTTACTGCTGTGTAAATAACATCAATACTTTCCTTAGAAACACCATATTTTTTAGAAAAGTAATTCCTAATTTTATTCTTAGCATCTCTACTATAATTTTCTGGTCTATCTGACCATTGAACTCTTATCTTACCATTAAGTGATACATTATTCACCATATAAATCTAAATTTTCTTTTTTAATTTCAATTATTTCTTTAACCTCTTCTTTTATTTCTCCCTCCACCTCTATTTCTTCTATTATTGGTTCCTCAACAATAGATACCTTAACTTCAGCCTTTTCGGTTTTTTTAACATGCGGTTTAGTACCATATTTCTCAATATTAAACCCAGTTACCAATAACTTTATAATAAATGCATCAATATCAACAATATTATTTGCCTCACAAAATGCCTTTATATCGACATGTAAATTATGTGGGAGATTATTAAGCATTTTTTAATATCTCCCCACCATTAGTCAACACATCCAATGAATCCATTGTGAAATTATAATACAAATATGGGTTATCAACTTCGAAATGCTTATACCTTAAGCTATCAATATCCCACATTAAAAATCCATGTTTTTTAATTGATTCCCCATAATTCTGTTGAATTAAACTGGAACAATAAGCAATTGGAATAACCTTACCATCATTCGTGGTAAATGGCATATCTTGTTGCATGTGAATATCACCAAGCATTGCTGCGTCTAAACCATTGAATATATTGGTGTTTGAGCCATGTTCAACAACAAAACCAAGGTCTGTTTTGCTTCCAATTATCGGGCCATGAAATAATCCAATATAAGTCTTGTCAGCACCAAATTGTTCTATAGCCGCTTCAATATTTGGTCGTTTGTTTTCTTCAAATATCGAATAAACACACCAAACAATGTTGTTATCTAAATAACAATTAGATTCCTTAAAATAAGATATATTTTTATCCTTTAAGGCTATATATACTGGTGTTATAGAGTCTGTTCTATTTTTATTTGTCTCCAATAAGTCATGATTTCCAGCTATAATTATAACGTTCCCTATTTTCTCCAATTCTGAAATAAAATTAACACACATAATGTATAATTCATTTGATATCGTAATCTTTGAGTGAACCAAATCACCAGCAATTACAATTCTAATTTCATCTCTAGTTAAATCCTTTGATAAATCATATAATTGTTCCAATAAATTATTGAAGCATTCAATGTATTCTTTATGGAATTTCATATTTCTAATGTGTATATCACCCATATGAAATACTATTTTTATTTTTTTATTCATATTTTTTTATGCTAACGATAAGTTATATTTATGTCTTTGTAACAGTAATTTAGCTTCATTTTTTAAATAAATCATGTTTATTTTTTTAAATGACTCAAGAACCCTATCCCAATATAGTACATACATTTGTCTACATTTT